GCTCAGCGCCCTCCCGCCGCTCGAAAAACCCGACAGAGGGACCCAAAGCTAACCCGTCTGCGCCCCCTCTCCGCGGCGCTCGGCCGCGCTGTGACTCCGAAAGCCCGCCAGCCCTGCCCACGTGCAAGCGCGCCCCGCCACGGCCCGCACAACACGCACACGGCCATGCCGCCAGCCCGCCGCCCGGCCAGCCCTGCCCATGAGTGATTGCCTAGTGATCCGGCCATGCCGGCATGCGGCCACGCGCGCCGCTACGGGCCGCGCCAGGGCCGCCCCCATGCCACGGCCTGCCCGGCTCGCCGCGTGCGCACTAGCGGCGCATCCGCGCGGCCTGTCGGCCGGATGGCCCGCCCTACTCGCCCCGCATTGCGCGAGGCACAGGCAAAAAGAAAGCCCGCACTAGGCGGGCTTCGTTGGTTCGCTTTGTTGGTTTCGCGTCAGCGTATGGCCGCGCGTGCCTTGGCTTCCGCCCACATGGTCAGCGCGCCGCACGTTGCCAAGACTAACAGCGCTGGCGCTAGGCCATGCTTACGCATCGTGAGCGCAGGTAGATACAGCGTTGCGAGTAACAGCGTGTAGGCGATGGCGTTACGCATGGCGCATGCTCCGCATGACGGTGTAGCACAGAGCGGCCACGAAATAGCACGTGTGCGCGGATGTCATCGTGTCCATGATGCCGCGACCGATGTTGCACCTAGCGGCCACGCGACCGAACCGCATACGCCATTGCATTCTGTCAGTCTTGCGCATGTCGGTTACTCCCGTTCCATCGCACGGGATTGAAACCGCGTAACGGCGAGCATGAGCGACCGCGTAGCGTGTTGCCTTGCTTGCATGCGCCCGAAGTAAGGCATGCGAGCGGCCTTGCTGGCGAACGCGCGCCGGGTTTTCGTTTTGTCAGTCTTGCGCATGTCGGTTACTCCTCAACATCCGGCCACAAATCGACGCGTTCCGTTGCGCCGCCATCCGTTGGCGTCACGTCATAGCATAACGCGATGCTTTCGCCGTCCATCTGAATGCGGCGCGCTTGTTCGGCGGCATCGATGGCGCTAGCCGCGTCTAGTTCGATTTCCCATACAACGCGATACATAGGCATGTCAGTTACTCCGCATCGTCTAAGATTTCCGCCCAGCGCTCACTAACTGCCACGCTGTCCGGGGCGTCGCGCTGGCAAGCGATGTCGCAAGCCTCCTCCTCGCTGTCAGCTTCGACGTAATGGTTTTCGTGAATGATCGTTACAACAAGAAAGCGCGGCATGTCAGTTACTCCGCATCGTCTCGGAAAGGATGGTTGCCTTTGTCGTCCATGAAATCGACGACGGGCACAAACGCAAACACGCTGAACCTGTCGCAGTTGTCGCATGTGATCTTGATATCGATCTTGCGGCCGTCGTGAAGGTCGACAATCTCCGCGTCTAGGTCGAGCGGAGCGCCGCAACGCTTGCACGGCAATTCGATAATCATGCTCATGCGTGCGACTCCTTAATCATGGCGGCTGTTTCGTCCGCGACAGGCCGGCGAGACTCCACAATGTAGACGGCCAGGGCTTCGGCCGCGCGCGCCGCATGGTCGCCGTTGTCGAGCTTGACGCCATGCATTTGCATCGTGTCGCGCAATTCGTTGAGCGCCCATTCAACGGCCTGCCGTTCGTCGCCGTTAAGTTTGTTCCAATAGGTATTCATCGCAGTCATTACGCATACTCCCTTGTCAGTTTGCCGACCATGGCGAGCGCCGCGCGTTGCGCGCTCTGCCGCTTGCCGTATTCACGCGGACTAGTCCACACCATCGCATCCGCGACCATGACGACAGCACGCCACGCGTTGCCGTCTTTCGTGTATTTGTGCGCCAGCTCGCCGACACGCACGGCGCACCGCGTGGCGTGCTGGTAGATCGTCAGAGCGCGACGCTTGAACCGCTGCGCGAGCGCCAGCAAGCCGGGTACTACGTCGCCATCGCCATCACGCTTTGCGGACGTGGCCGCGCGAGCGTAGAACGCGGCGCGATTCAACAGGCCGCGCGAGAAACGGATAAGCCGGGAAAGGTTCATTGTTTGTTTACTCCGAAGGAAGGGACGCGAGAAAGCGCCGCGCGGCGCGCACGTTGTCGCCACGGAAACCGGCATCGGCCGCTTTGATCGCTTCCGCGAGCGTCAAACCGTCCGCGTACACAAGGCAATCAATGGTTAGCAGCCAGTTGCATGCGTGATCGTGCAACGCTTGCATGGCTTCGGAATGGCCGTAAGCGCGATGGTCCGTGATGTAGTCAAGGCCGATTGTCATTAGCTGGCGCTCCATTCATAACACTCCATGTCCGGATAATCGGCTTGCGCGTTTGCAATGGCTTCCGCCGCGTCGTCGGCCATGTAGAAACCGACGAAATCGCCGTCGCAGAAAACCTCAAAGATGGATTCCTCAACAGTGCGCATAAACGAAAACCCCGCCAGTGGTGACGGGGTTAAAGTTAGTGACACTCCGGCGCAGTGTCAATAGGTATTGTTGAACGACAGAGTACAGTTATTCCGGCCCGGCCCGCCTGCCGGGCAAGATCACTTCGCACGCGACGCATGTCACGATGAACCGCAAGGCCGCCGCGAACGGCTCGCCGTACAGCAGGCGGGCGAGCGTCCAGGCCATGCCCGCGAGGCACGCCAGGACGCCCACGGCGAGCCGTACAGCGGTCCCGCGCGTCATGCGTCCGGCTCCACGGTATACGGGCCGATCCGGTATTGGCCGCCCTTCCGATAGATCGCGCCGCGCGGGACCGCATGCCGGCAATTCGTTGCCACGATTTCACCGCGCTTGTACGGGCCGCCCTTGGTTGCAGTTATTTGAATCGTCACGGCATGCAATCCGTGCGCGCCTTTCTTCACGGCTAGTACCTTGCAGCGAATCGGGCCGGCGAACGTATCGAATAGCGCGGGCGTTCCCGTCTTCAGAATCAAGTTTTTGTTGCTTCTTTTCATTAGGCGACATCCTTCACATTGTCGCCGTTAGCATAGCCAAGCGCGGCGGCCATACGTGCCAATTCGTCATAGTTGATGCGATGACAGCCCGCGATGATGTCACCATAAGCGCTAACGCTGTTTAGGCGGAAAACACCAAGGCGCGGACCTTCACCATGCGCCCATGCTTGTGTGGCACCGTTACGCTTCGCGTTGCTCACCAATCGCCACACAAGCGGCGCCACGTCCAGCGGGACCGTCGCGCCCCATGACGTTTCGATCACGTCACCACGCACGCGCAGCAACGCGCCATCTTCGCACCATTCGCGGCGCAGGTGATTGGACGATCCATCCCGCCATGCGGCGATATCGCTTTCTCGGCGCTCGCGCGTTGCATCATCGATCCTGCTAGCGATGGCGTCGCACCGATCAAGCAAGCCGGCGCGGTCGGATTCGCTCGCGTCACGTTCGGCGATGCGCCGAGCTTCCCTAACGTAAGTCTTCCCGTCCAGATAATGGCCGGCGTTAATGAACGTTTCCGCGACTTCCAAACTATGCGCGCAACGTTCCGGCGCGGTCTCGGCCTTGCGGGTTTTCAATTCGCCATCCAGCCGTGCAAGCGTCGCGGCGCGCTCGGCTTTTTCGTCGTCCGTGTCCAGCACGGCGAGCTGTTCGGCGAGCGTACGCATTCCGGAAAGGTAGCTTTCAGCGGCCAGGAAATTAGTGTGATTAATTCCCGCCATCGCGGTAACGCGGTTATTCCAGTCGCTAACTTGCTCCTCGCGGTCTGCCTTCGCTTCGCGCTGTTCGAGAATCGGGAGAGCGGCCCCCATGGCTCCGCGCAATAGCTTGTCTTCGTTGCTAATGCGAATGCTGCCTATATCCGCATCACGCTTGACGTAATGGTCAAACAGGTTAATGGCGTCGCGTGCCTCCCGGTGCCAATGGGCGGCATATTCCAGCGTATCGCGCTCGACATACTCACTAACGCGCTTTGCTTTGTGGCGGAAGCGTTCGATTTTCTCGGCGTAATCGCTGCGGGCTTTCTCGCGATTCACGCGCTTTACTAGCGCCATGATTGCATCACGGTCGGCGCCATCGATCTTGAAATCATCGGCGGCCGGAAGCGCGCGCAGGATCGCGCGAGCCGTGGCGCGCAGTTCCTTAGACAAGTCTTTCCGGCCAGCGTCCACCGTCGCAAGATGGCGCACCATGTCCGCATGGTGTGACGCAATCGCCAGCGACGCGGCGCGCGTGGTGTGCCGGACATGCTTTGTTGTCGCGGCATCCGCCAGCCTATCGCGCATGGTCGCCATGATCGCGGCAATAACCGCCCATGCACCATCGCGGCCGATGTTGCGCACCATGCCGTCATTCAAGCCGGACACGCTGAATTTCTTGTAATAGCCCGGAAGCGCGTGATACATGGCGTGCATGTGTCGCGCCGTGGTGTTGCTGTAGTTGTCCGCGTTCACCAGCACCAGCGGCGCTGATTCGACGTTGTAGGCTTCCGGCATGAGATGGCCGCACACGAAATGCGAGCCGTAGCTATACAGCGTGGCGCCCGTGAAATAGAAATTGCCGCCAGCCACGCGGGCCGAGTCTTGCGCACGATGCACCCACAGGTGCGCGACTTCGTTACGCGGGAAAACTTGCTTAGCCATGGTGTCGAATCTCCGGAAAGTGTTAGTTACAACCGTTTGTTGTATCGGCGGCGCGCTTAGATGGCGCGCACGCTTTTGACGTGATCGGCGAGCAACGCGTCACCGCCAGAACTGCGCGAGGATTTCAGGCGCAAATGCGCGGGCATCCAGCCCATAGACTTGCCCACATAAAACCGGATGCGCTCGCCGAAGTAGTCGCATTCCACGCGGCGCCCTTCCAGGCCGATAAGCGCGGGCACCAGTTCAGCCGGGCAACGCTTGCCGGTTCGTGCACTGAATTCCGCGCCTTGCTTCAGCATGGAATCGCACGCGGCGAAATGCTCGGCCGTGCCAATGGCGGGCATGTTGTCCAGCCAAAGGCGCACGGCCTGCCGTTCGGCGGCGCTGTCGGTTTGCGATTCAATCCACCATTCGACAGCGCGCGCCTTGCGGTCTAGCACGTCGAATCCGTAGCACGAAAAGCCGGCGCCGCACGCCATCACATACAAGCGTTGATCGTTGTTAATGCTGGAAAGATTCACGTCCGTTACTCCCTTGTTAGATCGCGCCGAACGCGGCCAGGATCGGCCGCACGATGCCGCGATAGATCGAAGCGCCAGCGATTGCGCACATGGTGAGAATTGCGAGCGTCATAAGCCGTTAACTCCTTTCGTTGAGCGCTCAACCGTTTGTTGAGTCGCTGGCGTGGCGCAATGCCGGCCGCCGTATGGCATGCACATTAGTGACACTCCGCAAGCGTGTCAACAGGAAAAGCGAAACGACAGGGTACAGAAATTCAACACTGCGACGCGCCGCACATAGCGGCCAGCGTGGCGCCGCGTGCCGTCCAAACACCTAACACCGCGCAACGTGGCGGCGCCTGTCCGGTCATGTCCGATAGTGTTAGATGGTGATCGAACGTTTAGCCGCTTAAACGTCTTTCCGTTTATACGGATAGATGGCCGAACGCGTGTTCGATGCTCGGCTTACTTCAGCAAGTCGTCCGGATACGCGACCCCATCGCCTTACTTCAGCGCTTCGTCCGGATACCCGACCCCATGGCTTACTTCAGCAAGTCGTCCGGCTACTTAACGTCGTCGCGTTGCCGCCTTACTTTGGAAAGTCGTCCGGCTACTCGACCCCATGGCCTTCGGCATGTTCTCTTTCATGGCTCGCCACATCTCGACAGCCTCGACGCATGCCAGGCAGGTCATCATGTGCAGCTCGAAGGATTCAGTCTCACGTTGATCCAGCGCATAGGCGACATACAGCGCCGCCGTTTGCGCGGACTCGAAGTAAGCGTGATCGATATGAGCTATTCGGTCTTCTAGTTCTAATTGCATTGCCACACGACAGGATCACCCTGGACGGTTTGCCCGAAGATGTCTTTGTTCGGCACCCACCCACACTGCTTCGGTGGCGCCGCATGATCGAGGTTGTGCTTATTGCTATGGTCCGCCGCTATTTTCAGGATCGCAACGATTCCGAGCATGATGATCGCAGAGCTGATCGCCGGATGCGTGCACGTCCAGTGCGCCAGGTGATGGAATCGATAGCAGCCATTCGGATCGTCAGGATGCTTGCTCTGTTCTTCGAGTTCTTCCTGGCTGAGCTTCCGCGGAGCTGGCGGCCCTACGTCGTCAGGATGAATGTGCGTACCGAGCGGTGGCGGCTCGAATAGTGGCGCCGGAGTGCCTTTTGTCGTCGCGCAGGCCGTAACCATGAAAACCGTAAAGCAGATAATCGATCTCACCAGAATGGAATTAGGCATGTCCTTTCCTTCGACCACCCGAATTGATTAGGAGAACTTCGATTTTGTGCTGCGTCGCAATGTTTTTATTAGCCGGCTCACTACTCTACGCGTCCCGCGATTTTCGCGGAAGGCCCGGAGATTTCACGGATAGACCGCGACGGTCGCGGATTCGGCTGGAATCTGCCGTTTCCACGATAAAAAGCGCGCTCCGAATTTCAATGGAGCGCGTGTGCAAGTCGATAAGCGAGCAAGGAAATCTGCTCAACGTTCTATTGTTCGCAGATGGCGGCGCACTGCCGGCTCCGTCATTGCGACGACCATTCGGGATAGCGGCAAGTCGCTAGCCGAAGTCGCCGAAGTGCTCGGCGTCAGCGAAGACACGATGAGCGCCATTGTTCGCGGCATTCGTAAGCTAGAGATCGGCGAGATCGTGCTCATCGCCAAGGCCGTCAATATCGACCCCCTGGTTCTCGTCCGCCGCATATTCCACTGGTAAGCTGGCCCGCTGAAGGGCGGCTTACTTTGGCGGCCAGGTCGGCTCCCCTCCCCCTGTTGACACTGCGGAAATGTGTCCGCTATCTTCGCGGCCGTAGTGACACTCCGACAGAGGGACATCATGACCAAACCGAAGACCGAGCGCCCGCCTGGCTACCTGCGCGTGCCCCAACCGAACAGCATGGTCACGCAGATCGCCGAGCTGGAAGTCGGGCAAAGCCTGGCGCGCGCCGGCCGCATCGACGGCGACCAGTACAAGAAGGCCACCTACGACGAGCTGCTGGACAGCATGCGCAACACGGTGAACAAGGCCGCGCAGCGAGCGAAGGCACGCACGGGCGGCGAGTATGTGATCGAGGCCGGCAGCTATCGCACACTGAGCGGCGACTACATCGTGACGGTCGCCGTGACGAGGATGACGTGATGAACGCTGCCAAGCCGATCACCAACTTGACGGTCATGTCGCCCGAACAGCTCCGCGAGATCGGCTGGCAGCTCATCACGCTTGCGGGTCGCCTGAGCCATGCGCAGTTCGTGGTCGAAGGCGGCCTGCAGTTCGTGCAGATCGAGCAGTTCGTCGATACGGTGGCCTTTGAATCGCGCATGCACGACGCCGAATCCAAGCAACCGCTCGCACCGCCGCGCGACAACTACCCGGCCGCCTGGGCGGACGTGGTTTCCATTCAATCCAACCTGCGTGTCACCGTCTTGAAGTGACGTGCCCATGCCGCTGCCGTAGGAGAGCTTGTCAGGCGCGACAAACATTGCGCCGCGAGCCTGAGCAGTACCTACGACCACGGCGATGCAAACAATGCGGCAAGGGATTGCTGCGCGTAGATCGCTACCGGCGCGACCGCGAGAACAAGACCAAGCGATGCCGGTGTGACGGTTACAGCTTCGCGCACGCTCCACGCCGAGGCTACTGCTACCAAAACCCGAGACTCACGCCTGAGATGCTTCAGGAACGCTACGAATCCCGCCAGTGGAGTTAGGCAATGACCTTCGCCGATCATCCCATCTACGTGTTCGTGTATCGCATCGGCCGCGGTGACTCTGAAGTCGCCACCGTCGAGCCGGCACCTGGCCGCCTGGCTACCCGCGAAACCGCCATCGAGCTATTCCGCGAGGTCTACGGCGCCGACGCCGAGATCAGGCGAATCATCGAACATCGCGTCGTCGACGGAATGAATACCCAGCGCGACGTGACGGAGATCGAACCATGAACTATCCCCATTACGTTTACATCACTACACGTCTCGACACGGAAGGCAACTATGCGCGGAGGGTGGCGACGATAGATCACAAAGTGCCAGGAATCGCGATGGCAGCGAAGAAGAACCCGCGCGTACAATCCGTCGAGCTTCACACGCACATAAGCTCGAACGAAGTCGAGATGGAAACGCTGTTCTATCGTCACCGTTACAACACGCAGTCCGTCTCTCAACTTTCTGGTGAGTCCGCGTCGTGATCTTCAAGAACGTCATCATCTACAAACTGGCCGCCGACATCGAGATCGATCTCGACCAGCTCGCCGAAAGCATCACCGAGCATCCGGCGCGCGATCCCGGCCCGCTGGAAATCTCGGCGTCCGGCTTCGCGTCGATCCGAACCGGCTATCCGGACTTGCTGACCTTCCGCGTGCTCGACGGCGTGGAATGCGCCCTCATCGTGCTCGAACACCGGACGCGAGTCATTCCACCGGCCGCTTTGCGTCACGCCTGGGAGACAGAGATCAAGCGTGTCGAAGACGCCGAGATTCGCACGCTGAGCCGGCGCGAGCGCTACAAGCTGAAGGAGCAAGTCTTCGAGCAGATGCTTCCGAAGGCATTCATCACGACGGGCCGCATTCAGGGGATGATGATCGGCCCCTACTTCCTCGTCGATACGTCGTCACACAAAGCGGCCGAGCATCTGATCGGTCGCGTGCGCGAGGCTATCGGCAGTTTCCCGGTCGTGCCCTGGACGCTGACCGGCGATGTCCGGAAGTTCCTGAACTCCGTTCGATTGAACGACAGCAACACGTTCCAGCTCAGCTCACAGCGCAACACGGCGTTGTTCGCCGAGCAGAGCCGCGCGACTGTCACCACGAAAGACTTCGACACCCAGCGTAGCGAGACCTCCGATCTGATTGCGAACGGCGCGAGCATCGAGCGCCTGGGCGTGTGCTGGAAAGGCGAGGTTGACTTCGTGCTTTCTGACGATCTAACTTTGCGTCGCGTCCGTTTTGCCGAGACATTCAAAGAACAGGCATACGACGACGCGGGCGAGGAAGCTGACCGAGAAATGATCTTCGAGGCCAGCGCTCACATCTTCGCGGCAACGATGGAACGCCTCATCGGCGACCTCACTAGCTCCATCGGTGATGACCCATCCGACGACGAAGACTTGTAACTCAAACCAACCAACTGAAAGGTATCCGCATGGCACTCGACAATCTCGTTATCACCATCGACGAAGGCGTTCCGGCTCCGGACGTGGTTCGTTTCGGCTTCGGCGCTCGCGAGAGCAAGGCCGCGAAGTTCGACGCCGACCTGAAGAAGCTGAAGATCGGCAGCTCGTTCTTCATCCCGAACGTGGAGCGCAAGGACACCGACTTCCTGATCCGCCGCGGCAAGAAGCTGGGCATCTATCTCGTGGCTCGCTCGACCAAGAACGACGAGGTATACAACCTGCCGGGCGTGCGCATCGGCCGCGTCAGCGAGGCCGACGCTCCGAAGCCCCGCGGCCCGCGCAAGCCGAAGGCCGACGCCGCCCCTGCCGCGGCGCCCGCGTCCTCGAAGGACGACGAGTTGTAATCCTGAATCAAAGTTGAACGGAAAGGCGGCCAAGGCCGCCTTTCTTTTGTCCTGGCGTTGACACTGCGGAATCGTGTCACTACTGTTCATCGCACCAACACCAACAACTCGACGGTTCGCTGGTAAGCCGTCGCCGCCATTACAACATCAGGTTGAGGATACAACCGTGGCTTTCTACTCCTACATCACCAAGCGCTTCACCCGCGACAGCATCGCGCTAATCAACATCGCCAACGCCATCATCGACGAGTACCAGGGCGCCGGCTACACGCTGACCATCCGCCAGCTCTACTACCAGCTCGTCGCGCGCGACCACATCGCCAACAACCTCAAGGAGTACAAACGCGTCGCCTCGTTGTTCAACGACGCGCGCCTGGCTGGAGAGATGGATTGGGACGCCATCGAAGACCGCACCCGCGAGTTCGTCCGTCGCTCGCGCTGGTCGAGTGGCAGCGGCATCCTGCACAGCGCCGCGGACAGCTTCCACATGGACATGTGGGAGAACCAGAACTCCCGCCCGTTCGTGATCGTCGAGAAGGAAGCGCTCGTCGGCGTGTTCGAGCGCGTGTGCAACAAGTACGACGTGCCGCTGCTCGCCGCCCGCGGCTATCCCAGCGTGTCGGTCGTGCGCGAGTTCGTCGAGGAGGATGTGCTGCCGGCCATCCACGACGACAAGCAGGTCGTGATCCTCCACTTCGGCGACCATGATCCTAGCGGCATCGACATGTCGCGCGATCTACAGGAGCGCTTCGATCTGTTCCTCGAAAGCTACGCAGGCCAGTATGAATTCACACGCTGCGCGTTGAACATGGATCAGATCAAACGACAGCGACCGCCCGAGAATCCGGCAAAGACGACCGACTCGCGCTTCGACAGCTACCGCCGCAAGTTTGGCACGTCGTCCTGGGAGCTGGACGCGCTGACACCCACGTATCTCTCCAACCTGCTCAAAGAGCATATTGAGCTGAGCATCGACGGCCACGCGTGGGAAAAGCGCCGGGCGCAGATCGAGGGTATCCGCTCGCGCATCCGCGCCATCGCCAACGAGTTCGAGGATGCGGCATGAACACCAACAGTGAACCGCTACCGCTGATCGTCGGCCATGTCTACGAGAGCAAAACCCCGCGCGTAACAACCAAGGGCCTCGTCAACGACCGCTGGATCATCTGGATCGGTGCAGACACCCTGCAGTACGACAGCCCCACCGTTCGCTACGGGCAGAACTTTCCCAAAGTCACGCATGCGCAGTTCCGCGAGTGGGCCGGGCGGGACATCACCGACGAAATGCCGAAGTACGAATGGCGCGAAGCGGAGGCGATCCGATGAGCGCGAAGTCGGGCAAGGCGTTCTTCATGGCGTGCGGTCAGCGTGACGCTGCGATTCGTGCACCGATGAATCGCGACACGAAGACTTCCGGCCAGTGGCCGGAGTGGGCGAAGCGGGCCTACTTCATCGGGTTCACCAGCAATACCGTGTTCAGGAGGAGTAAGCCGTGAGCACGGAGAATCCAATGCTCGCCGCGCAGAAGGCACTCCGCGTGATCGATTCGTGCGAGACCGAGGAGCAACTTCTAGTCGCGGCGCGCATGGCTGGTCGAGTCATTGCCATGTACATCCATCGCCCTGGCTATTGGGCTTGCGCAATCACCATGGATGATCGAATCCGCCGCAAAGCCTACGAGCTTACGACGGGTCGGCGCCTGCTCGAACAATTCATGACGGCATTGCGAGGCTCGGGCAATGACTGACGCACACAGCGAACTCGCGCGCATCCGCCGTGAGCTGGACGACACGACCAAGGAGTTGGATCGCACGTCGCAGTGGCGGCAGTTCTGGCACGAGCGCCTGGTCGCCATATCGAAGCGCCGGCCGAAGGATCGACTCGTCGAAGCCGCGCTGCTCGTGATCGCGGTCATGCAACAGCACCACCACGACAAGGCCGCCAGTCTGCGGCGTCGACAGAAGCGGCGGCGCGCTCGCCTTTCCACCCTTCAAGAACGCATCGGACGAGAGCACTGCGATGTTTGATTACCAGTACAACCACATCATCACCAGCACGCAAACCTGCATGGCGGCGAAGGAACGCGAGCGCAACGAACTGGCCGAGGCCGTGCGGGAGTTCGTCAACAACGGCGGACGGATTCAACAGGTCGCTCCCGGCGTCGCATCGAAGCCGGGCAAGCCGAAAAAGAGCATCAGCTTCGGCACCGGGAAGCGGCCGTGACGCCCTCGAAGTTCCACATCGGAAGCACCGTCACCATCGACCGCATGAAAGGTGAGTGGTTGGTTCTCGATGTGTTGCGCACGCCCGGCTCGCCGATTGTCCGCTACCTCGTGACGCCGCGGTTCGATGAAGTGATCGACGCGGACCTGCAGGCGGTCAGTCCTTCCGAGCCGCGCTTCGAGTTGGAAGTACCCGAAACGATCATGCACTACCACTTCGACACCACACCCATTTTGCTGTCCGAGTTGCGCGAGCAGATCGACAGCATCGACCCCAAGGAGGAATAACCATGTCTCGTCGCACCCTGCTCGGTACTACTGTCGCACTCCTGGCTGGCCTCATCGGTCAGTCTGCGCCCGTCTCACCCGTCTCGCCCAAAGCTCGCTACTTGCCCAACGCAACACCGCGGCGCGTGCATCCGTTCAAGCCGAACCGCCGCATCGACGGTACGCGCTACCTGCCGCGCTTCAACGAGTCGCCCGAAGCGCAGATCGAACGCATCCAGGCCGCGCAGGCGAAGCGTGAGCGCCGGCAGGCGCGCAACCTGATACTGCGGATCGGCTTCAACAGGGAGACGCACTATGCCAAGTGACGCGAAGCCTGCCGTGCTCGATGTGCAGATCGGCGGCAATCACTACAAGGAATGCGCCATCCAGCCGGTCGAGTACATCGAAGCCAACAAGATGCCGTTCCTCGAAGGCTGCGTCGTCAAGCGCGTGACGCGGCACAGCCGGCCTACCGGCAAAGGGCGCCAGGACATCGAGAAGGCCATCCACGAGCTGCAACTGCTGCTCCAACTGCGCTACGGAGACAAGCCGTGAACACGCTCATCTTCATCCTGCTCAACGTCGGCGCCATCGTCGCGGGCTACCTGCTGTTCCAGAAGGCGCCGCCCGCGTGGTTCCGCAACGTCATGCAACGGCGGTTCGCGCGCCTGTTCGGCGTGAGCAAGCCCTACCAGCTCAGCGCCGTCGAGCGTGAGGCCATCAACGCCATGCGGCCGGGCGCGGCCTACGCCGACCTGGCCGAGCAACACGTCGCGCCGGAGTATCGGTCAGCCAGGCTCACCGTCGTCGACAAGGTATCGCCGGAGCTGCGGAAGGTGACGGAAGCCGCCAGAGCGGCCATGGACGGCTTCAGCACGCCGAGCCAGGCCGAGGGTGCGCCCCTGCCATCCGAGAGCTTCCACGCGCCGGAGGATGCGGTCCTGGCGATGTATCCGCGTCAGGTCGCCACCACGCTTCGCCGGAGCGCCGGGCAGATGACCCACCGGCTCGACGAGGCGCCCGCGCCGATCCGCTTCCTGGCGACGATGCTGACCGAGGGGGCCGAGTACCGCCTGTCGAAGCGCGACGGCGTGCTGTACCTGACGGCGATGGGCGAGATGACGCCGCTCACGCGAGTCGAACACAAGCCTGTAACGCCGCAGATCGAAGACACGACCATTCCGCCCGACATGGGCGATTTCGATCCGGCGAACGACGTGCAACAACACGACGTTTACAAAACCGGAGACGCCGATGTGCCGAAGGAACTCCTTAACGCTGACGGAGAAGTCGACGTGCGAATGTGCCGGCGCTGTCATCTTGTCGAGGAAGAACTCGTCGGCCCGTGTATCGCGGTTAACGAGTGAATAACAAATGACCGCGACGACGATACTACTTCTGGCACTTGCAACGACAAACGGTAGTGTCGTACAACAAACAACAACAAGAAAGGAAGTGTGTCCGGGTGCCACACACTTCTACTCAGGAACGAAGAAACCGGCGTGGGCCGACAAGATGCGACTCGTGTGCGTCATTGGCAGTCACAAGTTCTATGCGCCGATCAAACATCCGAAGAAGGAGAACGAACGTGGCAAATAAGACGAAGTATTCCCTCGAACAGTTGCGCCAGTTGGACGCGGCCTCCGCGCTAGCGGTCTACGGCGAGACCAACGCATCGCTGGCGGCCGAGGGTTTCGACCAGCTCATGACCTTCAGTACCTATGCGGCGCTGAAGGAGGAAGGCCGCGAGTGGGTACGGCCGTGTCCGATGGCGCAGCTCATTGCGGAGCGCTCCCATGGCTGACCAACTCGCCCGCTGCCCGTTCTGCGGTAAGGCCGCGCCCATCGTTCGCCTGATGTTTAGCAGCGAAGTCGATCTGATCGATAAGCACTACAGCGTCGATCAATTGACCGTTGTTTGCGATGCGAGACAAGGCGGCTGCGGTGCAACGAGCGGCTACAAAGGGACTGAGGAGGAGGCGATTCAGGCGTGGAACAAACGCGCCCGCGAGTCCATCTCTCGCGGCCTATGGGCTGAGCTGATAATCCAATGTCTGCTCGCGCAGCGCGGCGGCGAGGCAACCATCGACTATGCAACCTTCATGGCCGCCGACCTAACCAACCGTTTGAGCACCGAACAAAACCCGGATCGCAGCGTGACGATTCGGATAACCAAGGACAAGTCATGACCACCAACACCGAAACGCCGGCCGCCGAGCCGCGCGCCTGGTACATCAACCTCTACGAGCTGCCGGTGCTCCGCTCCGAGACGTTGGAGCAAGCCATCGCGCGGCGGCTCACCGGCATGGCGAAGGGCATGACCGTTCGCATCCTCGTCGACGAACACAACAACCTCGTCGACATCGAGAAGGTCGAGGAGTTCTGACCATGGCACTGCATCGTTTCATCTCATGGAACACCATCGCCAACGGCATCGCGCGCATCGTCAGCGTGTTCTATCGCGAGCCGGACTTCATCATCGGCGAGAAGGACAACCCCTACATCCGCCGCTGGTGGATCATCCCCCGCAACTCGATCAAGAACGCCTACCTCCACAACCTGCTCCGCGATGACGACGACCGCGCCTTGCACGATCATCCGTGGCGCTGGTGTTCGATCCATCTGCGTGGCGCGTACTACGAAATCTCCTTCGCCGATCCCGCCGACATCCCCGCAGGCACGACGATCTACGCCAGTTATTGGAGCATGCGCAGCGATGGCGTCGAGGAAGGCTACTACTACGGCGCGCACTACGATGAGGTCTACTGCCGCAAGCGCTACAGCGCCGGATCGATTCGCTTCAGGCCGGCTGAATTCGCGCATCGCCTCGAACTCGACGGCTCCGCTGGCCCGTGCTGGACGCTGTTCCTCACCGGCCGCTGGCGTCGCACCTGGGGGTTCCACTGTCGGAAGGGCTGGGTTTCGTGGAAGGACTTCACGAAGCCCGGCGCGGAAGGAGAGATCGGTCCTGGCTGCGGAGAGAACGACGAACCGGATCACGCCGACGACATCGACTTCGCGTTGAAGGTGGACGAGGCCCCGCATTGCTCCGGCCACAAGCAATTCGAGTACGACTGCCTCGACTGCTCCGATGCCCTCGAACGGCAGCGTAGAGATGAGACCGAACAGCGCTACACGCCGTTCCACCACCCGGTTTAAGCGACCGGGGCGCACCAGCACCACCCACCAACCGCAAGGAGGATGTACCGATGTCCATCTACACCGTACACAAGAGTTCGCAGACGGCACGATCCAACACGTTCACGCTCGCCGACGATCCCGAGCTGGTCTTCCCGTCCCGTCCCGCGGGCACGTATCGCGCTCGCATATTCCTGCAGTTCCAGGGTTCCATCACCGGGTCGCAGGGCGCGCAGTTCTCGATCAGCTCCAACGGCAGTCACCCGACGAGCGGCTGGCTGACCGCGCATGGCATCGCCAACAACGCGGCCTTCCCGCTGGTGCTCTACCAGAACGCGGGCGCGGTCGTACAGCTCAGCAACATTTCGACCGCGCTGTTCGACTGCCTGCACATGGACGCGATCTTCGGCCATCCGGGCGGCAGCATCGCTCTGCAATGGGCGCAGCGCGCGCTAAGTGCCAACGCCACGCTGCTCAACGCGTATAGCTGGATGGAACTGACGGACGTGTAAGCCAAATGAACGCCGGCCTCTCCGCAATGCGGCTGCTCACGCTTACCGCCAACCAAAGCCTGATCCTGCAGCTCCGCGCTCTCGGTGCAACGTATCGCGAAGTGAGCAAAGCGACTGGCATCTCGCCGCGGAAAGTCAAAGACGCGGAAGTAGTCGCGTTGCGGAAGGTCGTGCGTTTTCTCGAACAACAAGCATTCCTTGGGGACCACTAATGAGCATTCGCACCGAACAATATCAACTGCCCGGCGAGACCTACGCTGCGTTCCAACAACGCATGACCAAGTTGCGGCGCATGCGGGATGAACAATCCGCATCGAGCAGTATGTCGAGCACCACGGACTTCCTTTCGCCCTTGGCAGCGGTCGACACGTCGACTCCGGACACGTCTTCCAGCAGCAGCGATTTCGGCTCGTGCTCGTCGTCGGACTTCTCCGGTGGCGGCGGCGATTTCGGCGGCGGTGGGTCTTCGGGAGATTTCTGACATGCGTATCAACGTCTACAGCCAGGAGCTTACTTCCGAGGTGATCCACGTCGAGAAGGCAAGCAACACCGGCATCACCTATCACGCGGCGCAGCTCGTATTGCATTCGTCGCCGATGCTCCACCATCCGCCCGCCGACGATGACCGCTCGGCCGTGACGTTCTGGTTGCCGAAGTCCGCGGCTCGCCGCGAGGAGATGGCCCAGGCGTTCGAGCGCATCGCTGCGATCTTCCGCAACGCACCCGCTGACACAGGACTTGACTGACCATGAGCCCGCCTCCCGCCAAGAACCCATCCTATCCGCCGCACACGCCGCTGTTCGAGATGCTGAAAGACCAGTGGTCGCGTCAGCTCGGCATCTCGCAAGTCATCAGCGAGTGCGAGGCCAACCAGTTCAAGATCGACTGGCATTCCGTGCACCAGATTTTCGCCTTGCTCGATGCAAGGATGGAGAAAGACCTCACCCCGAAAGTGGACGATCATGAACTGCGCGATCTGCGCGATCTGCGCGATCTGCTCGCCCTCATCCATGGTGATGGCGGCCACTACACCGAAAAATACGGTGTCCGCAAGTCGATATCCGACGCGCATAGGCGCGTTGAGCAAATGCTGACTACCATCGCCTCGCAAAGCCAGCCGCGCATTGAGGTTCGAGTGCATCCGGCTAGTTTGGAGCATGACGCGGCGTTGTACATCAACGGAGAACACGTATTAACCAGCGGTCGATCTGAGAATATTGAAAAAATAGCCCAGGCCATGCGCAACGCGCTGAAGAAGCATGGCATTCCTCCTGGCGCCGAGTGAGGACGGCGGCCATGCGCAAACACATCATCGCTTGGTTCGCTGTCGCCTGCGTGCTTCTCGTCGGCTGTTCGGTCGAGTTCGACTATCAAGTCGATCACGGCCAGTGCCTCGCTGCCCACAACGACGTGACGCTGATTCCGCAGTACATGCCGATCTGTGACAGCAAGGGCATATGCACGATGCAGTTCAGCCACTTCCTGCCGATCACGACTGAAGTGTGTGACCGATGGGAGTTTCCCGAAGGGAGGCCGCGCCATGGCTAAGTCAAAGGGTCCGAAGTGGATCGAGATCAAAGACAATCCGAAGGTGGAGGAGCGCAGATACGATTGTCTTTATCGCGGCTGTCGAGGGAATGGTCGTACCTATGTGACGATCAAGTGCCCCTTCTGCGGCTGGAAGGTCGACGCTTACGTTTGGAGCCTCTGCGGCGGCGGTAAGCGTTGCGGATGCGGCGCGCTGTTCGGCAGCACTGGAACCGCCTACCACTACCGCGGACAGCCGAGCCAAAACTTCTGCGGCGACGCTGACTCTTGCACATGCGCGCGTGAGATCGGCTATCGCGTGTGCGCGGAGAAGGCGCCATGACTGCGCATACCAAACTATCGAGTACCGTCATCGCTCGATGCGACGCCGACAACCTTCCACCCGACCACGACTTGCGCCGGCTCGCCAAGGGGTTCGACGAAGCGACAGCGAAGATGGATATCAACAACGCCGAATCGGACAACACCAAACGTTTTCTCGGCGCCTGGGCACGTCTGCGCCGCGCCTGGTGCGAGTACAGCGGGGAGGCACTGCTATGAGACTCGCTGAAAAGTTGGAGATGGCCGCGCTGCGCAACGAGCTGGATCATGCTCGCATTACCGTCAGTCGCGCGATCAACGTGTTGGAGCAGGTCAAGATCGCCATCGAAGAAGGAGACACCGACGAAGCGTTGCGACTGATTGCGGAGGCAACGTCATGAGCGACGATTCCGCCTGGGCGACCAAGCTCCTGCACGTCTTGTGCTGCGGCGGCCGGACTTACAACAACATGCCACGCGTCACTCGCGCGCTCGACAAGCTGCGAGCCAAGAACGCCGGCAAGCGTCTGCTCATCATCGAGGGTGGCGCGACTGGCGCCGACACGCTGTGCGGACGCTACGCCGATCTCAACGAGCTGCCGCATCTGCGCATGCCGGCCGAGTGGGGAAAGCTCGGCAAGCGCATCGCCGGGCCGGTTCGCAATCGCCAGATGGCCGACATCCTGCCTGTCGATTGCGTGGTGGCATTCCCAGGCGGCAGTGGTACGGCCGACATGGTTGCTGAAGCGAGGAAGCGCGGCATCAAGGTCTACGAGGTACAAGATGACTGAGCTGCAATCAGCCAGTGGCTTCACCTACACGCACTTCGATTGTCCAGAGTGCGGCGAAGCACACGAGGTGGAAGGGGACTTTACCGGAGAGTTCGAGTGCGACCTCTGCGGTTGCAAATTCATCGTTGAGTAGAGGAAAACAAAAATGAATGAAAAACCGTTCTACGTGTTCGTGACCGGGCCGAACTTCATGAACATGGATCGCGTGCAGGCCGCGCTCGCGAAGCTCTGGCAGCGCGTGAAGGCTGAGCATCCGGATCGCGTCATGGTCATCGTGCGGATGGACTGCGGCGGTGCGCCCATGCACGCGAACTGGTGGGCAACCGGCGTTGGTCTGCCACTGTTGCACATCCCCTGCCCGACCAGGCCCAACAAGATGACCGGCGCGGATCGCCTGTATGTCGACGGCGTGCGTCGCGTGCTGTCGTGGGTTCCGGTCGACGTGCTGGTCGCCTTCCGGAACAAGGGCGACGCCGGCAGGCCCATCGACATCGAAGTGCAGACGTGCATCGACGAATGCGCGGAAGAATTCATCAAGACCTACATCGTGGAGGTTTGACCGTGAGCGAGAGCATGATCGAACGAAACCGGCGTCTTCTCGCCGAGCTGGAAAAGGGTCCGGAGCTGAAGGTGTTTCGCGAGCATCCCGACGCGAAGCTGCCGGTGCGTGCGACGGATGGCTCGGCCTGTTATGACGTGTGCGCCATCAACGGCGGAGAAATCCAGCCGCTCTACGCTCGCACCTTCATGACCGGCCTGAAGTTCGCGATCCCGCTCGGCTATGTGATGCTGGTGTTCTCGCGTAGCGGGCATGGCTTCAAGTTCGCCACGCGCCTATCCAACTGCGTCGGCGTGATCGACAGTGATTACCGCGGCGAATTGAGGGTCAAGCTCCACAACGACAACGAGCACGCAACGATCACCATCGACAAGGGTGAACGCATCGCGCAGATCATGCTCGTCAAGCTGCCGGAGCTGCCGCTGGTCGAGGTCGGCGTGGAAGACGACCTGGGCAACACGGAGCGCGGCGACGGCGGTTTCGGCAGCACGGGGAGGTAGAAAGTTGGTCTTGACCGTCTAGTTGGTCTTGACCGGAAAAGGAGACGCCCCGGAGGCGTGGCATCCTTCGGGGCGTCGGGGCCGCATGGCGCGGCTATGCCGTCTCTCGACGGTCGGGCGGGGACACGCTCAACGGAACATGTCGGGGATCAACCTAACAGCGGCCGGAGCGCAATGTCAATGCGTCGGCTCCGGCGCCTTCGCGGCCGGCGCATTCCGCTTCCAGCCACACAGCCGCTCGCCGGTCTCGTCGTGATCCTTGATCTGCCGGGCCGTGCCGTCCGTCAGCTTGTCGGCCTTGCTCACGTAGATCGGCTTCCACGGCGCACAGGGATCGACCTTGACCGGATCGGACGGCTTAGTCGCGGGTCCACCCATCATCGCGCAGCCGGCCAGCAGCAGTGCCAGGATCGGCATCGCCGACAGTTTGCGCGGGCGCATCGGGAAGGCGGGCAGTCTCGGATTCAACTTCATGGCGTACCTCGGCGTGGTGTTGGGCGGCCTCCGCGGCGTCGGCACGCGAGCGCGCCTGGGTGGCGTCGGCCTTCTCCTGGGCCGCCTGGCGAGCCTCACGCGCGCCGCGCAGGCGGCCGAAGGCAACGGCGGCGATCAGGGCGCCGATCACCGCAGGGATGGCGAGCAGCGCGTTCTTGAAGCGAAGTAGCCAGGTCATGACGCGCTCTCCGCAGACACGGGGCGCCAGCGCACGCCGCCGTTCTCGTCGAACTCGAACGCCAGGCCGAGATGCCGCTCGATCAGCTCGCGGTCTTCCGGCGAGGCGTCCTGCAAATGCACGGTGTAGAACTTGCCGTGCTCCGTGGCGGCAGCGGGCCGCGACTGGTCGCTGTACCACTTCTCCTCGCGCCGCTCGCCTGTGCGCTCGTCGTAGCGAACGCGGGTGTGCTCGACCGGAAAGCTCGGGTGCGGATGCGACGAGTAGGCCCTGATCTCCGGCAGGCCGGCGTGCGGGTTGGGCACGCCGTCGAAGTACGCCTTGTGGGGCCAGCCGTACTTGAAGTCGGCCCAGCTACCCTTGGCCCCTTGCCGGATGGCCTCGGCCACGTCGGCCGGGTGCATCGATCCACAATACCCGCACGAGCGCAGGCGCCCCGTATGGCGCTCCTGCGCGAAGTCCGGCGCCTGCGCCTCGCGCCAGGGAACCAGGCGATCCGGATAGGAGCGCAGGCCGAAATGGTTCATGTCGTGCAGATGCGCGACGCTCTTGTTCTCGCTCATACCAACACGCCTCCCGAGGCGACATAGCGGGCCTGCAGGGCGGCGAGTTTGACCTCGCCCTGGCCGTAGCCCGCGCCAGGCAGCGAGGCCCACTCCTGCCGGCACTTGTGGATCGCATCGGCGAATCGGCCGGCGCGTACATCGGCGAGTGCACCACGGAAGCGAATGCGCTCGATGGCGGCTAAGTCTTGCGAGACCGGCGAGAAGTCCTTCAGGCCGAGCTTCGCGGCTACTTCCTGCCAGGTCGAGAAGATGAACTGGTAGCGACCCGCGGCCGTGCTCCACGTGCTCAGGCGCGGCAGAAACACACGCACGCGCGGATGTTGGCTGTAGTCATTGAACAGACGTGGTTGATCGGCCGTGCTGCCGACGATCACGTTGTAGCCGTCGTCGGACTTCGCGAGTAGCGCCGCGCCGATCTCGCCGACCGTCAGTGCGTCTAGGAAGGCCGTCGTGTTCTTGCCGGCGACGCCTTCGAGAACCAGGCGCGTCATTCGGAACTCTCCTTGTCCTGCGGCGCCTGTTGCTTGTAGACGCGGCTGACGGCGGCCATGGCGGTGGAGAACAGCGCGGCGATGGCGAGATGTTGGTGGACCCACGCCGGCAGCGCCGCGGTCCACTCCGAGGGGATATCTGCCCAGCCGGTCTTCAGCGCTTCGAGCGCTGCGGCGATCAGAATCCAGCGCATCGACCACCAGCGATGCCACTGGTGCGCATCGTCGACGAGCTTGCCTTTGATCTTCTGCATGAGCGTTTCCTTCAGTGCGACGAGAGTCATCGTGTCCACCCTTTCAAGTTGGATTGAACGTTCTGTTGCTGAGCGGCCGTCTGCTCGCGATGTTTGTCGTCGAGTTCCTGGCGTCGTTGTAGCTCGACGATCTGCATTTCGGTCTTGGTGACGCGCTCGGTAAGGCTCGGCACGTTCGCCAACGTGGCTGACACTTGAGACATCTGCTCCTGCAACTTCGCGATGCTGACGATCTGCTGTTGCATCGAACTTCCTATCCACACGATGCTCGCGAGGATTGCCCCCTCAAGCACGATGCGGATGGATTGCCGCTTTTCGGTCGGTGCTGCGGGCTGATCCGGAGCGCTCATTCGATAACCTCACCTGTGGTTGTGCCGACGACTGGCGGTTGATTTGGTGGCCGAAAATATAGCACCGAAAAGCGACGATATAGCCTACCCTTCCGCCACTATGGAGCACGATCAACGCTCAACAGCGAAGGCTAGTACGTCAATGTAAAGCCCGTTTGATGGCGTCGAGTTATACGCATAGTCGACATTCTGATTCGCATCGGTCGTCCAAATGAAGATCGGACCCGGATTGCTTCCAACGGGAGACAAACCAAAGAGTGCACCGTTTATCGATATCGAAGGTGAATAACCAAGATTGCAGAGAACGGAGTTGTCGGCATTGATCGCAGTTAGCAATACCGCGCTTGCAGTAACTGGAACTGCCGCAGACAAAGACGCAGACGTTCTCGTCGTGGCTTTTCCGTTTGCCAAGCATCGAATCATTCCACCCGTATGCCGGAAGTAGCCACTCGAATCGACCAAGAATTGCCTCAAACCACCGGAACCATCCGTCAATACGCTTCCAATGTATCGACGCGAGTTATCACTGGTCTTCGTTCGAGCTGTTCCGCTGTACGGAGCGGATGGCGCAGTCGTTACACACTCAATTGCCGGTGTGCCCGCATTCTCGAACAGATAGACGTGATACCACGTCGACGCAGTAAGCGAGAGCGAGGAAAGCGTCAATGCCGAACTAGACGTAGATGCTCTGCTCAACGAAGGGATATACGCGGAACCACTCGTTACGCTGAGGGAACTCGCACTGTTCCACACCAGCTTCAGACCGTCGATGTAGCCGGGAGGCACACCACCGGGCGTCTGGAAGGCCACCGTGCCGTCCGCCTGCATGGTGGGCACCTGGCCGGTCGTGCCCTTCGGGATGCGCGTCGGAGCGCCGCCAGTGCCTCCGGCGATCATGTCGCCCTTCGCGGTCATGGGGTTCGCCATGCCAGCGGCCGGGTCTTGATAGGCGACGCTGCCGTCCGCCTGCATGGTGGGCACCTGGCCGGTCGTGCCAGCCGGCACGCGAACCGGCGCACCACTCGCGCCTCCGGCGATCAGGTCGCCCTTCGCGCTCATGGGGTTCGTCATGCCACCGGCAGCGGTGTCGTCCTGCCAGGCAGCGCCATCGAACACGTAGAGCTTCGGCCGGCCCGAGTTGTTCTCGTCCTCGACGCGAACCTGCCAGCCCTTCTTGGGCACGAAGAACTCCCAACCGGCCGTCGTGGTAGAGAAGCGCGCGATCTGGTTCGTCTTGCCACTCCACGCCGCGCCGGTCGCGCCGGTTGGAATGATGTACGCGTCACCGTCAGCCGGCGAGCCAGGCTGCGCAGTGACCGAGCGGCTCTTGACGTGGATTTGGATAAGAGCGTCGAGCGCGCGCCACTGCCGCATGAGTTCCGTGTAGTGGGCCTCGCCGAGCGCACCGTCGACGAGCACGCCCAGGTTGGGGCCTGACTTGAGAGTCATTGCAACTGTCCTCCGAGATATTGGCCTAGATCGAACCCAAGGCCGTGGCGGTTGGTTGTTAGATCGTGAATCTGCCAAGACGACAAGCTATTGCAAACGCTTTCGAGAGTCACGCGAACGGCTGAGAGCTGGCCGTCAGCGAGCGCGTCGGCATCAGGATACGTCCATGTCGTCGTGGTGATCCCCGTGTAGGTGCGCTTCAACGTGCTGCCGCTGTACACCTTCACGGTGTACGTCGTGCCACTCTCCGGGCCGATGTTGCCTGTCGTGTAATCGTTTAGGTTGACCGTCTGCTGCGTACGGTCGCGATGCGCCCACGTCAGCGTGAAAGCGCCCGTGTAATCGGTTGGATACCACTGACCGCCGAGCTGGAACTTGCCTGGCGGATATGGTCGCTGCGCTCGCTTCGCGAACGTGAGGCTGTACGCCGTTGCGCTCGACAGTGCCAACGTGCCGAGCGGCGTGCGCGGCAAATGACGGTAGTAGGAAACCTGCCCGTTCACATACTGCGTCGGGTCGTAGCCCATGAGGCCGAGATCGGGGAAGTAGACCTTCGCGCCGGTCGCGTGCGCCGCGGGGATTGTGTCGATCACGGCGCGCTGGCCGACGACGCTCTGGTTGACCGCATCCACCGACACGACGGCGAACGCCTCGTTGTCGATGTAGAAGTAGCTTCCTACGGCAACAAGATCGAGATCGACACCGCCACTCAGCGTCACCGTCCAGTTCTGCGCACCGTTCGGCAACGGAATGTCGGCGGCCAGGGTCGCGACCGGCGTGAAGTTACCGTTGCCGACTTGTTGATAGGTGTTCGCGCTGTTGTTCGGGGACTCCCACAACTCGTACGAGATAGCCACGCCACTCGTGCGTCCGGCGAACGATTCCGCGAAGCCGTAATCCGGCAGCAACGCATTCTGGTCTGCCTGCGACATCATGCGCACGATGTCGAAGTACGGCGCCTCCATCACGCGTGCGGTCGTGACCGGCGACGGAGGTTGCACTGGATCGACCCACTGATTCGGCTGATTCGTGATGTAGGCGTTGTTCGGAAGGCCGAAGCGATCCTCGACGGCGATGATCTCGATGGCGCCTTCGGTCAGCGAACCCTTGTTGATCTGCGCGATCCGGAAGGGAACACCGGAGATGCCGAGCGCCGGCCAGTTGAGCTTGAACACATCGCTCACATCCCAATTCCACGCAATACGGTTGCATTTCAGCGTGACTTTCGCCATCGGCGACGATGACGTGTTGAGGTCGCGCAGAGCCACGCGATTCGCGATGGTCGGGTTGCGGATGGACGGATAAGCGCGCGTCGCAGACACGACCACGCCACCCTGCGCTTCGATGGCGGCAAGGTCTTGCACGGCGATGCTCGCTTGCTGCTCCTCGCGGTCGGTGTACGTGACGACGATTTCGTTCGCCGTATCACCCCAGGCCACGCGCTCGAACGAGGTCATCTCCGTGATGTTCGACGGGTTCAGCTCGGGCAACGTGTTGATGTCGTAGTTGTCGCGGATCAGCTTCAACTCGAATTTCGCGGTCGTGAGGTTGAGCCGCACCGATCCATTGATCGTGTTGAGGATTTCCTGCACGAAATCCTTCACCGTCGTCTGTTCCGACCACCACGTCGACAGGCCGAACCCTTCGCTGTAGAGCTGATCGGCCGCGGCTCGCCATATCGCGTCGTCCATCGACGTGGACGGATAGCCCATACCCCAATCCGGATCGGTGAGCGCCTGGTAGATGATGTGAGCAGGGTTCATGTCCTGCTCGATGGCGTAGGTAAATGTCTCGCCAATGGGCTGGATCGCAGCCTTCTCCGGATACCAGCATGCATCCTGATACCAGCCCTTCTTGATGCGGACTAGATCGAGCCACGGGTTCTTGAAGTAGGGGCTGTTGGATGTCCAGAAGAAGCCGCCACCGCTCGAACCGCGGAAGGTTGCAGTTAGCAGCCCGCGGTACGCCGGCAACGATCCAGATACTTTGCTGCGCACGTAGGCATTCGGCGCTTGCGATGGTGTACCCATCTGGAAGTCGATAGCACCTTGCACACCGCCCTGGTTGTCGTCGCCACCGAACAACTGCGGCGAGTTGACGAATACCGTAGAGTCGCCTGTCACGATGCCAGGCCACGCCGAGCGCTCGCCAGCAAAGAAGTTCGTGATCGCATCCACCGGACCCAAGCACACGCCGAGCTGCACACCCGCGTAGTAGCGAAAGCCTGCGGTGTAGGTCTTACTGCCGCCCATGGGTTTCCTCCTTGTTGCGTCGGTGGGCTTCGGCGATCACCGCGCGCACCATCTCATCGTCGATCACGGCCAGCACTTCTTCGGGCAATCCGTTCGTCACGAACTCGGACCAGTCGAGACCGTGCCGCTCGAAGAACGTCCGCATGCCGGGATTGCAGTAGCGCAGCGCGTGCGCATCGGCGAGCAAGACCATCATTTCTTGCCGCCCTTCTTGCGGATAGGCGTGGAGCGCTGATCCCCGGACCAGATGACGTTCGGCGTTTTCGCGCGCACGCGACCGAAGGCGACCGGAATGACACCGCCCTCCTCGGCTGTTGGAATGTCGAACTGCCCCGGCTTTTGGCTCGGCGGCGGCTTCTGCATCATCATCTGGATCGCGTACGACACGATCATCATGATGATTGCCCAAACGATCATGTACATGTGTCGACGCCTCAGAAGATGGACGCGTTGCCAAACGGATTCTTTCGCGGCACGTAAGGCATGCCACCGTTGTTGTCGGTGTTGTTGAACGACTTGCAGCCGCGCTTGTCGTCGTCGATCAGGTGATTGCAACCCTTGAAGATCGAGACCGCCTGACCGGGTAGAAGGCCGAGCGGTAAAGCGCCCAACGTGAGCGATCCAGTCGAACCTACGGAGCCGCGGATCATCCGCTTCTCGATGTTGTGGTTGACCGAGTTCTCCCACTGCACGTAGCCGCCAGCGTAGTAGTCGTCGACTTTACCGATGGCAGCGGGCACGATGATCGCGAGGCCGTTCTGGCTCGCCATCGTCGACTCCTCGCGGAAAGACTGACGGGAGACACCGCACTGCCGACCAAAAAGCGCGTAAGGGCAGTTCGCCTGGTAGCGTCGGCGCAGGCCCACGCGATTAAGCGAACCCAGCACGCTCTCGCCGCTGAATTTCAGCCAGGGCATCTCCCAGGACGCGTTGATGATGCGGCCGGTCCAGATCACCGCGTAGCCGTCGTCGATGAGGTAGTTCTTCGCGTAGATCGTGAGCTGCACGACTTCCGAAGGTGGCGTCACGCGGAAGATTTCGCCGAGAGGACAATCGAACGGGAACGAGATATCCAGCGTCGCGCGCGTGCTGTCCGACGTGGGTTCGATGTCGCCACGCTCACAGGCAATCGGCGCGTAGGTGATGTTGTTGAACACGATGGGCCGGTCGGCGCTGGTGTAGTACCAGAAGTTGCCGGTATAGCTGATCTGGTACAGCTCGACCGGACGAGCCGAGTCAACACTGGTTTCGATAGATGCGAAGGTCACGGTGCGGTCCTCATGCCGGCACGCTGATAAAGCTGGTGTCGATGGTTGCGACTGAATCAGACTTCCAAACGATCTCAACTTGGTCAGTCGCCAGGCGCATCAGCACGAGCAGGTTTAGCGCCTTGATGTCAGTCGATTTGATCTGACGACCCCATTGCGTATCGATCTTGATGCTGGTGCGGCCTGGGTTCGGAGACGACAGGCCGGTGATCTTTCGGAAGATCATCGTGCCGTCCTTCAACCGCAGAACCAGGCGCGAGCGCGTCGGGTCGACACCAACGAGAAGCTGGAAGCCGTCGTCGTAGACCTCGACGAAATCGTCGGTCGTGCCGATGTCCTTAGTCACAACGAAATCTTGGTGCCAGGTGGGAATGAGGATCGGCTTGGCCTGGCCGCGGAGCCGTGCCAACAGTTGACGGAACAACAGGATGTTGTTTCGCGAATCAAAGAGCCAGGTGTACCGGCGGGTTAAACGCGGATACTTCTCGGTCGTCAGCCAGGCGAGCGGTCCTGTGTTGCCGTCTACCGTGCCGAACTCGAAGCCGAAGGTGTTGTCGAGCGCGCCCGACCAGTTGGGTTGACGCAGCAAAACTTCGTAGCCGTCGTACGTCGTCGCAGGCGCGGCGTCCGGCATGTACGGGTCGGTCATGTCCGGGCTGGTGCTGAACTGCAGGTTCGCCGACAGTTTGTCGTCGATGTGACGCGTGATCGACACTTCGGTCGGCATATGTCCGAGCACGATGGGGATGATGCTCGTACCCTTCGGCCAGGTGAATCCGAGCGGGCGCTTCAGCAGGATCGCACCGGACGACACGGTGTCGATCTCCGCGACCTCGTAGCTGGTCTCGTTGGCGTAGAGGATCAACATACCGCCCGCGGCGAAGCTGTACGAGCTGGTGCTCAACGTGATCGACGTGTCGCCAGCATTCTGCGTATTCGGCAAGCGCGTACGATCCGACCACACCGGGATCGCGAACTGACGGTTTTGCCAGCCCCACAACATCGATTCCAGGCGCGCAGGCGAACGGCCGAACAACGTGGCGACGAAGCTGAAATTACGGCGCGGCTTCGTGCGGAGCGAACGACGCTGCTCGCTTCCATCGTAGGCGCGGATGACGTTGGTCTTCCATTCCAGTGACTCGGTAAAGTCGTTCGACCAGTGGGGCGCGAACGGGAAGACCACGACGCGGCTACCCGTTATCTGCGCGGTGTAGTCCGTGCCGCCAATCGTCCACGTCAGGCCGGCGTTGATCTGCGCTGGTCCGTCCAGGGTGATAGCGACGGTGTAGGTCAGAAGTTCGAGCGGACGCAGGGTGTACGGCGGCACCACGGGCTGCGTGACGTTGATGCCCGACGCGTTCGAGGTCTGGAAGTTGCTCAGCATCTTCGAGGCCAGGAAGCCGTTCCAAACGATGATGGAGCGTTGCTGCGTGCTCAGCAGGTTGCCGAGCGCCAGGAGCGTCGGCTCGATCAGGATGCGGTTGTAGAACGTGTCGTTGATGCCGGCGCCGATGGTTCCGGCCAGGTGATAGACCGGCTCGGTGACGATGCCCGTGCCGGTCTTCGGAGCGCCACCAGGGCCGGCGTACGCGAGCACGGCATCCGCTACCGGCATCGGATGCTGGAAGATGCCCGGTACGGTGAGCGTAGGCTCCGCGCCTGGCAGCATGGATGGCGTCAGGTTGCTCATTTCTTGTAGGCCAGGCCGTAGTTTCCACTGTTCGCGTACACCGACGCGGGGCCATTCTTCTGCGACACGGGGAACACCATCCAGTCGGTGTTAACGATGTCCTTCGGATTGAGATTCTTGATGTTGACGAAACGCGCGTTGGTTACGAAACCGAGATGCAACCATGGACCGGAGCCACCATTGCTCGTTTGATGGAAGTGGATAGGAACCAGCACCGCACGGCCGTTCGCCATGTTCGGGTTCCAGTCGAGCAGAACACGGCCTACGCCGCCAGCCATAGCGGAGTTGATAACGACAGTGCTCGTGTAGCGACGGCTGATCGTAGCAGTGGGGCCGAGAGTAGGAACTCGGACATGACCAGCCACGCCGCTATCGGCATAGTTGTTGTCCGAATAGTTGTTCGTATTGAACGGCATACTTCCCCATGAAGCGAAGTAGTCGCTCAACGTGATATTGCCATTTACATCCGGGCCGCCAGTAATGAACTGACCGCCAGCCCATGCTCCAATCTTCGATATTTCCCCGAAGTTGATATGCACGAACACGCCAGTGACGATTTCAATCGCCGCATGGACAGCCACGCCATCGGTAAAGAAGTGATGACCGACGAACGGACCAGCCAAGTTGCCGATCCGCAAATCTCGCGGGGCTGCATTCGGCTGACTGGAACTGTTCGCGGATACCGTTGTGTTAGGCGCTCCGACGAACGTGTTCATCCAGAAGTACGACTTGTCGCTATTGGCCGGATCAGTAACAGCGAATCCGTAATTGACTCCATTTTTGACAATGGTGCTGCTGTAGTATTTATTTGCACCATTTGTCGTCGTCCATGATGTGCCGGCCGTGAATCCGGCATTGGCAATCGCAAACGCCTGAAGCGCTGCGATGAGATCAGACTGCGAGTTGGCTACGCCGGTTTGATAGGCCATGTTATTACCTCAGAGCGATTGCGGCGTAGTCGTTGATGCCGGTGTAAGTGGACCCCTGAACGACGAGGTAGTCTTGTCCGCTTATGGTGATGATGTTTTCCGAAGCGTTCTGGAATCCAGACACGTGATAAACGTCGTCCAGCTCCCCCCACACGTTATTACCCTCGCCGCTATCGAGAAGCGCGATGGGAATAAGGCCGTAGTTGTTATCGCTCGATGAGCGATAACCTGGATTTGAGTAATACGGATACGTCTTTCCGGCGTAGTTGTTACTGTAGTTGCCCCAACTGGCGAATGTGCAATAGTTACCACTTGTTCTACGCAGAACGAGAGAGGTATTACCTGAGTCGTTGTTGTTGCTAGCCGGATTCCAGAATGAATGCGTATCGAGAGCATTCGCCGACCAGCGACCGTTATATCGGCTGTTAGCACCAACTGCGATGGGGTATGGAATCTCCGTAGGTAGCCCATACGGCAGATAGAATCCGCCATACATGTTGGCATACAACGTCGAAACCTTCGCGATTACGATGAATCGTCTTCCATTAGCGATGAACCAGTATTTCATCGACTGGTTCCACAACGTCATCCATGGCGAGCTTGGCGATAGACCGGGCCATTGATCGGTCGGAGCGATATCCGACTTGCCGATAGAATAGAAGATACGCGCGTTGTATGCGTCGCCCTGGTAGTCGCTGCTGGTGCGAATGATCGTGTAAATGTTGTCTTGGTTCGACAGGCCCTTTCCGCGGAAAACGTACTCTTTATCAGCCAGGACTAGGCCGAATCCGGTCGCGCTGTTCTGGTTGGAATCCGCGTATCCCCAATATGCCGTCATTCCGCTGTAGTTAGCAGCGGGAATGATCGAGAACGCGCTGTCACCGGGTTTCTTCCAGCCAAGAGCCATGCACATGTAGCCGTCGCCGCGAGTAAACACGTCGACTTGAATTGTGTGATTACCAGCAGCTAGGCCGGTCATGGTGAAGCTGTTTTGGAAAGAATCCTGCCCGTTGTTGGAGTACAGACTGAATACCAGAACGCCGTCGATTCGGATTTCGCACTGTTCCACGACGACAACGCTAAAGACGTAATTTCCGGTCGTTGGCGCGATCAACGTTCCCGAATAGCGTGCCTTCGACCGCGTAACTGGAAGCTGCCCAGGAGGAGCGTCGGGAGCAACCGTTCCGTATGCTGGAATGCCACCGCCGTTATTTCGGCTGTACGCCAACCGCGCAGGCGCCGGGAAACTGTTTGGATGCGTCGTATTGCGGACAACTTCCCAATCCTGACCGGCAGCAACCAGGCTGGAATTCGTCGACAGGAATGTCGCCAGTTTGTCGAACAGATCGACGTTGTTGTTAGCAGTACCAGTTTCCCATGCCATGTTGAGTTGTCCGATTAGTTGTTCAACAGAACCTTGAGCTGCGTTCGATTCGCGCGCAAGGTATTGAGGATGAGACGAGCGCCGTCAGGCGTGGACAACGCTTGTTCGAGCACGCTGTGCGAGTCGATGGCGTTGACGATCTTGATGTCCTGCGGCTTCATCGCGGCGGCCGGGGCGCCACCCGAACGAGCGGCACTATTCAACACGTTCCGCGGATCATCCTTGGTCAAGACCTCCTCGCCGTGCTTCAAGATAGCGGCCTCCTCGTCCGGGGCCAAGCCGGGCAGGCCGCCGTTGTGGTAACGCGGCGCGTCGGCGAACCAACCTGCCGAGACGGGCCGACTCGCCGTGTTGCCCGAGCCGACCACGCCGCCGCCGTGGAAGCTGCCACCTGATCCGCCGCCGAAGTAGGAGCCGATAACGTTGACGATGGCACCAAGCCAGCCGCCACCGCCGCCCGCGCCGTTCGAGGAACCCGAGCTGCTACTGCTCTGGATAGCGTTGAGGATTTGGCGCTTGATGATTTCGAGGCCGAGCTGCATGAGCAGATCAGCGAAGTATTGGAGCATCGCGTTGCGCAGATCACGCCAAGCGTCGGCCCAGGACTTCATGCCAGTAGCGACGCCAGCCACGCCTTGCGCGAGGCTCTGGAAGAACGTCTGCGCGCCCTTGACACCGGACTCCTCGACGAAGTTCTTCGCCCAGGTCATCGCCTCGCTGAGCTGTACGGCCTGTGCCTTCGCGAGTCCAATCTTCGCCGCCCACAGGTCGAAGTCCTCCGCGGTGATCTTTCCCTCGTCGCGCATCTTCTTGAGCACTTCGAGCATCTGATCCGCTTGCTTGCGGATTTTCGGAGCAACCGCGTTGTTCTGCTTTTCGAGCTGTTCCTGCGCCTCGCGCTGAGTCATCAGGCCAAGTTCGACCAGGGCGTTGTTCGCCTGAATGATGTCCTTGCGCTGCTTGATGAGATCGTTGATGCGCGACTCGCTATCGCCGAGGATCGCGAGCGATTGCTTGCGCTCCTCCGTCGACATATCGAGCGTGCGGTCGACCTTCGAGCCGAGCGCGCCGGCTTCGGCAGAAGTGACGCCCTTCCCCTGCGCGGCCATGGCGAAGTTCTTAGCTTTGTTAGCCGCGGCGTCGATCTTCGGGTTCATCTCGTCGAACACGGCCGACGTGCGTCGGAACGCTTCGGTCGTATCGATGGCGCCGGACTTCAGATCGTCCGCGATGGCGCCGAGCTGATCCTTGCGATCCGCGACCAGCTTGTTCAGGTCTTCTTCGAGAGACTTGACCTTCTCCTTGTTGAATTTCTCCTCCTCCTGCTTTTTCAGGAGTTCGGTCTGTTGGCGCAACTGCTCCTTGTACTGCTCGATGGTGAGCACGCGGTCGTCGCCGTTCTCATCCGTCACCTTGATCGATTTGCCGCCGAGCTTCTGGAACTGGTCGAGCTTGTCGTAGATGCGCTGATACGTGTCGTCGACGGCCTTCAGGCGGGCGTCAAGGCTTTCCTTCTGTTGGCGTTCGATCTTCGCGTCAATCGAGCGCAACTGATTCGCGAGCGCTTCCTCCATTGAGGCGCGCTGTGCGGCAGTCTTGTCCTTTTCTTCGAGACCGAGACCCGTCTTTCCGAATGGGCCAGGGCTTTCAGTGCTGTTGGGTCGTGATGCTTCGTCCGCGGCCTTCTGCGCAGCGGCGCGTGCCGCAGCCGCCTTATCACCACCTGCGGCCTCGTACTCCCATTCTTGCTGAAATACGTCGTGACGATCCGCGATCTCCTTATCACGCGCCGCCTTCGCGTCCAAGATCGACTTGGCGCGGTTCTGAATGGAAGCCGCACGCTCGGCCTGGTTGGCGTTCGCTTGCTCCTGCATGCGGTCGACAGACTGCGAGGAGATGACTGGATTGGCCTTTGCTATCGCGATGGCTGCTTTCTCGACCATCGTTTGCAATCGGTCGAGTCCCATCTGGATTTCAAGCACAAAGGCGTCGACACCGATCTTCACGCCGTACTTGATGTTCGTCCACATGTCCATCAGGCCGGACGTGAGTGCAATGCCGGCCAGGCGAACTGTGTCGAATTTCTCACGCAACCACGTGCCGATTTCCCAGCCGGTGATGAACGCACCGAGGAGCATCAGCGTCGAGCGGATAACTAGAAGCGACTTGTTGAGCAAGCCAGCCCCGACCTCCGCTTCGCCCATTGAAAGGCGCATCGACTTCAAGCTGCTGTTGAACGCCACGCTTTTCGCGAGGAATTCGATGACAGCTTCGGTGATGCCTTTAATGCCAGTGGCGAAGGACAGCGACCACTGCAACATTTTGAACTCAGCGATGAGCTTCAGAGCCGTCAGCAGATCATCGAAATGGTCGACAAGCCATATGATGGCGTCAGCGACCTTCGAGAATGCCTCGCTAATATTCTTCGCGAACACCGCGCCCTGTTCGCCCTTCAGCGCTTCGGTCAGTCGCTTGAACAGGTTCGTCGCCGCGTCGGCGAAGCCTGCGTCGGCAATGGCGAGTTTGAAGTCGAAGAACGCGGTGTTGAGCCGACCCTGCTCAGCCTGCAGGCTCTTTAGCGCGTCGGGTAGGCGATCCTTGTAGGTGCGCTCCAATTCTTCAGCAAGCGCCATGATCGCGAGCTTCGCGTCGACGCCGCCTTCCTTCATCGCCTTGAACAAGATGGCGACGCGCTTCTCTGGCTCGGCCTCCTTCATCTTTTCGAGCGTGCCCGACAGCTCGTTAAAGCCGGAGAAACCCTGATTCGCCAGGCCGCGCGCCATCATGGCTTCTAGGCCGGGAATCCACGACGACGCTTGGCGCAGGTCGTCCATCTGAATTTTGTTCTTCGAGAGCATCTGTTCGAGCTGAGTGAACGCGCCATTCACTGCATCGCTCGACGCGTGATTCACGCGCATCGCTTCGGTAATGCGCTCGAACGCGTAACGGGTCTGCTCCAAGTTGAGATTGCCGTTCTTCGCAGCAATCGCAAAGTTGGAGTAGGAATCCGCCATCTCCTTGACGCCCATGCCGAGACGCACGGCCTGGTCATGGACATATGCATACTCGTCGCCGATCTTCTTCGGGTCATTGCCGACCACGATGGCGAGACGGTTCTCGGCCGCCTGTTTGTCGACCAGGGCGCCGAGCGCGCCGGTCGCCAGATCGATGGCGCCCTGCAGGCCGATGTACGCCGCGGCGACGGCAAGAATCTGGCCGCGGATACGCTGATAGAGACTCAGCGATTCGCGACTGTCATTGTTGAACAGGTTGAGGCTATTGCGCGATTTCTCGCGAGACTCGTTGTTCTTGTTCTTGGCGTCGGTGTTATCCCGCGTCGCCTTGGCGTTCTGCTCCTCGGCCTCGGCCTCGCGCATCTGTGCATCGCGAAGCGCGTTGGCCTGCTTGATGGCATCGATAGTCGCGCGGTTCGCCTTCTCGCGCGCCTCGATCTCATCGAACATCTGCGCATACATCGCTTCCTTGAACTTGCGCATGTTGGCGTCACGCTGCGCGTAGAACGCCTTCTCATCAGCCAGCTCCTTGTCGCGAGCTGCCTTGGCGCGATCTCGCGCGTCCAGCTCATCGAACAGCAGCGCGTACTCGGCCTCGCGCATGCGCCGCAGATTAGCCTCGCGCTGCTCCGCGAACGCCCGATCCTCCGCGGCCTGGCGCTCCGCGGCGGCCCGGCTCCGCGCCATGGCCTCCTCGTACTCACGCTCGGCAGCAGCGGCGGCCTGGGCCGCCTCGGCGTTCTTTCGGCGCACGGCGGCGAGGTTGGCCTGGGCGTCTTCGATCTGCTTGATGGCCGCGCTGGTCTGCGCCACGCCGCCGTAGATCGACGCAGACGCCGCGTCCAGCCCTTCAGGCGTCGCGGAGATGCCCACCCCTCCCAGGCGCTCAGCCTGGCGGCCGGCGTTCGTTGCAGCGCGGTCCCGCGCCTCCTGGGCACGCTGGTACGCCTTCTCGACGGCGGCCTGCTCCTTGGCGGCCTCGTCGGCGGCCTTCTTCTCGGCCGCTCGGAGCTTCGTGAGGGCGGTCTCGGCGGCCGTCGCGGCACGGTCGCGCGCGGCGGTCAGGCGCTCCAAGTCACGCTGCTGCTTGGCGGTCAGCTCGGAATCGCTGGTCTTGGCCTGGAAATCGGCCAGGGCGGCGGCGGTAGCGCGGGCCTTCTCCTGGGCTTCCCCCAGCTTCGCGGTGAGCACGGAGACGCGCTCAGCGGCCTTGCTGGACCCGGCGCTGAAGTTCTCGACAGCGAGCCGCGCCTCCTCGGCGTTGCGCTCCGCAGTGGCGAGCTGTTCCGCCAGGGTGCGCATGCGGTCGATAAGAGCGCTTTGTTTGACTAGCGCGTCTTCCGAGTTCTTCAGTTTCTTTAGCGTCTCGTTGAGTTCGGACGCCGAGATGTCACCACGCTCGGCGGCCTTGATCTGCTCGTCGAGCGCTTTGGTGACAGAGTTGACTGAATCCGTGACTTCCTTGAGCGGCTGGCTACTCAAGTTACGTGCACGAATAAGAAGCTCTACATCTTTCTGATTAATCGGCATCGCTCTGCATGCTCAGTAGGAAGTTGGTCAGTGAATTCCCGCCAGCCAACACTTGCGCCGCCGCTGCGAAGAAGCCCAACGTTTGCGTCGCTATTTGCGCTTGTATTCGCCGCCGAGCGAGCCTTGCTTCAGACCATACAAACGCCAGGGGATAGTTCCTGGCGTTCGCGTGACCTTCGGCCAGGAGGAGACTCACGTCAGCTCGCAGGCCGTGATAGAACTTGATTACTGCTGTTCTTTCGTCAACTTCTTGAGCACCTGCATCTTCTCCGGGGAAAGTAGGTCTCCCATCGTCGACGACAGATGCTCGATGAATTTTTTTACGCCGCCGACCTCCTCGAAGGTCAACCGCGCAATAACGAACAGGGATTCGATCTGCACCGGAGCTGGATACTTGCGAACCTTCGTTCCTTCACCGGGTGCATCGGCTGCGCAAGCGATAATCTCGCTAGCCACAGCAGGCAATTCACTCAACAGCCGAAGCATGAGTTTCTTCATCGCTTCGTCGGTGAACACGTTCTGCGTATGTTGCTCGTATAGATCGCTGATCTTTTCGAGATCGGGAAGATGGTTGTTCACAAGATACGTGATGTCTTCAAGGGAAAGCCCCCTTACGTAGAAGGGGGCGCCCTTGAGTTGAATCACGTGGGTTGCCGGCTTGTATTCGGGAAGCGCCACGTTTCTTCTCCTCGTTTGTTACGTCAGTTGTTGTACTGTCAGTTACGACATCTGCTCGGCGTACACGCGCTCCATTCCGGCCAGCTTCAGCACTTCCACCGTGAACGTGCACTGCTGCCACTGGTCGCCCTTGAGATCGAAGTTGCTCGTCGGAGCCAGCTTGACGTACGGGTAGAAGTAGTTGGTCTTCTTGCCCACCGGGTTCGTGGCGATGAAGCGCAGCGCGCCGTAGATCACGTTGCCCTTGCCGATCACCAGATTGCGCGTGCCAGCCACGGTGTCGTAAGTGATGGTAAGCGCGTCGTTGTCGGCGATGCCGGTCGCATCCTCGTGGATGTAAATGCGGCCCAGGGCCAGGTCGACATCGTAGTTGCCGGCCGGAGTCACAGTGGTCGCGCCCTTCTTCACCGTTACGTTGGTGACGTTGGTCACGCCCTGCGGGTTGGTCGCATCGACGCCGATCTGGTAGTAGCGGCCCAGCTTCGCCGTGATGTTGCTGTTGAGGCCAGTTTGCGAAGTCACCGTAACCTTGGCCTTGTCACCCAGGAACCAGAGCGCCAGGTTGTCGGTGCTGATGTTGTCCGTGACGAACTGGCCGTTGAGGTCGGCCTGCAGCATCACGGACATGTCCTTCACCTTGAGGCCGTGGTCGGCGTCGTAGTGATCGAGGTTGGTGATGTTCGGCGTCACCTGGAAGCTCGGCGTGTTGCCGAAATACGCCTCACCAGTGCCGGTCGTGGTGCCGTCCGCGAATCGGTCGAAATAGACTTCGCCGCGACCGACGACGTAGTTGTTCTGCGTGGATGCCATTTGATAACCCTCGGTTGTTGATAAAACAGGCGGTTGAGTTTCAGCCCGCAGCAGTCGGCCGGCTGGCGTTGAAAGCGTAACTCACTACCAGCGGAAGGTAGAAGTACGCCTTGCTCGACACGCCCTGCTCCGGGGGTCGTACAACACCCGGATTGATCGTCATATCGGCGATCAGGCCGCCGAGCAAGTAGATGTCCGGGTACGCAGGTACGTCCGGACGCCCCGGTTGCCGTTGCATGGCGACGATCTGCGACAGGCGCTCTTGCACGGCGGCCTTCAGCAGATACGCGGGGTCTGTTGGATTCTGCGGATCGTCGTCGACGAAGCCCTGCACGAGCAACATCCATTCGTCGTACTGCTCGATGCCATGGTGTCCCGCGACCGGGCCGGCCGCGGGGTTGGTCCCTTCGAGGATCGACAGCATTGGCAGCGGATCGCTCGTGCCGAAAACCGCGCGGCCACGGAACACCGCGGCGCTCAGATCGTAGTCGTAGCCGTTGGCCGGCGTGATGCCCTGCAGATGCGCGGTCAGCGCTTTCAGGATTTGCAGTTGGATGGGATCAGCCATCGGTGAGCCTCGTGAACTGGCGAAGGAATTCGTCGGAGAGCATGTTGAGCAGTTCCGGCGCTATCTCGTCAGCCACGGAGCGGAAGATTTGCTCGATGGACGGGCCGTAAAGCACATAGACGCCATGGCTCAACTGCACCATGTTCTGTTGCTTCTTGTTGTAGATCACGCGCTCGCCTGGCTTGAGGCGAATCGCGAGACCGATGTTGTAGTTGTCGTCAGTGGCCGACTTGCCGGCGCGCAGCTTCACGAAGAATGCCTTGCGCATCGTCTTCGAGTTGCCGCTATGCACGACTACTTGAATGCCGTTGATCTGCGGCTTGCCTGGCGTCTTGTCGCCCTGCGCGAAACGCGCGAGGCTCGTCGGGCGCTGGCGCGCGGTGATGATGGCTTCGAGGTCTGCGTTGGTCGCGCGCTTGCTGACGGCCATGCGGTCGTTGTTGATGTAGCCGGCCGGGAAGGCAACCTGATCTTCGATTTCGCGGCGAGCCAGGCTCATGCCGCGGCCAGCGGCGATGTCATTGATCGCCATGCGCGCGGCTTCGGTGGCGGCTTCAGGCATGCGCTGGAAGTACAGCTCCAAGCCGCTGAACGCATCCGCGATGATCGTGGCGCCGCCGATCATGGGCGCACCACGATCCAGACAAGATCAATCGGCCCGGTGATCGGCTCAGCCGTTTCGAGCTGAAGCGTCACACCGTAGGCGGGAATTTCCACGGTAGCAGCGCGTACAGGGTTGATACCCTTCTCGCCCAGCTCCTCACGGTCAAATACGACGCGCTCCGGGCCTTCGATATCAACGGCGAGCTGACGAGCCGTTTGGCCGGTCTCCGGCGCTGAAGTGTTCGCGATGGTGTAGTGCCAGCGCACGCGCAAGTCGACCGGAGTGGCAGCGGGGCCACTCCGGTACTTGGCATCGACGGCGAGCGTGTCATGCACGATTCGCCGTGATTTTGCCTTCAGGCTGGCGAAGTCGAACGTCACAGGTCGCCGTCGCCGTTGTTGCCGCCCGGCTGCTGGGCAGCGGCCTTGGCTTTGGCAGCGGCGATGGCCGCGGCCTTCGGATCGGTCGGCTCCTTCTCGCCGCCCTGGTTGGCATCGACGTAATCACTGTCGTCGGCCGGGATTTCGACGCGCTTCACGGCGCCCGGATTGATCTCGGCGATCTCATCCAGCTCGGCCTGGGTGAACTCGAACGGCTCGCCGAGCTTCGGCATGAAGCTCTTGCCATCGCGCTGCACGATGACGCCTTGAACGGGGATGCGCTTGGGCATTGCTATTCTCCTGGGATAGATGTTGCGTGTTGGTTGAGGGAAGGGCCGCCGTTAAGGCGGCCCACCCGATCAGGCGACCTTCATGTAGAAGGTGGCGTTGGGCTGCTTGGGAACCATCAACGGGGCGCTCTGGCCGAGCAGGTACTCGACGCTCGGGTCTTCCTCGCGGTAGGTCTTCAGGAAGACCTCCATCGCGCGCAGAGCGTCGAAGTCTTGGATCGCGCCGAAGCAACGAATGCCCTGCATCATGTCGCCGACGCCGACGACCGCGTAGGGGTCCATCATGTTCTGCTCGACACCGTTGTCGTCGACGTACTTGGCGTTGTAGACCCACGCTTCGATCTGCGCCTGGCCGTTGCGACCCTGGATGTAGCCGGCGAACTCCGCGCCGTCATAACCGGCCAGCATACGGGTCACGTCCGTTTCGCTGCCGCGGAAGCGGGTATCCAGCAGGTTGCCAGTCGCCGGGTTGTCGAAGCCCATGCGAGCCGCGAACAGCGACCAGGCTTCGGTTCCGAAGATCACACGGCTGATCTTGGCGCCGCTCTTGACGTTGACGTTGTAGCGCATCGTCTTGATGTCATCGAGCGGCTTGGCCGTGGTCTGGTCCCACTTCGCAGCGCCGGTAAGCACCGCGGACAGGCTGGGATCACGACGGAAGTCGACGGTCACGGCCGGGTAATCCGGACCCTGGATCGTCACCTTGCCGTCGATGACCGCACGCGCAGCCAGCCACTCGTTGGTGTTGGACATGCGGTCCTTGATGCGCTGGGTCAGCTCACCCACGATGGCGTCGCGACGAGCCGCGAGCGACAGGGAGCCGGTGTACGGCGTCTCGCCGGCCTGGCGAGTGAGCGTCATCTGCGGATCGATCACGTACTTCGGCTTCACGTAGGCCGGCGCGAAACGCAGGGTTTCGTAGCCTTCCATGGTGAGGACGCGACCCTGCACGTTCGGCGCCACGAAGGGCGCGAGCTTGCGATAGTCGTAGCTCACCTTGTCGAAGTCGATGTACTTCGTCTCGAAGTTGATCTGACCGGGGAAGAAGTTGAGCCAGAACTGCGGAAGGGTGCGCTGGTGACGCAGCACTTCGAGCAGCGTGGCGAGATCATAGGGCGTGTAGGCCATGGTCGAGTGCTCCGTTGCTTACTTGAGGATGTGGGTAACGTGGATCATGGAACCCATGAACACGGCCTTGCGCTTGGCTTCCGTGTCCAGGGACGCGGGCCACACAAGCGCTTCGTGGTTGAACACGCCGCCGTAGTAGTACGGAGCGCTCTGGCCGTCCGCGGTGATCGGTTGCGCGACGATGACGCGAGCGACGTTCGCCGGGGCGGCGCCGGCAGGGTCGAACTTGATGAGCGCGCCGGTGTCGTCCATGGCGGCCACTTCGTACTTGGCGAAGCGAACGCCGGCAGCGACAGGGGCCGCATCGGTCAGGATGTCCGATTCGCCAGCGAAAAGCTGGAAGAAGTCGGTCGTGCCGAGCGACTCGCCGGAAGCGAGATCATTGGTGATGGGCATGGCGGGTCACTCCTTCAGTGGGTCTTGATGTCGAACTTGCGGCCGGTCAGCGCTGACTGCGCCGCGAGGATGCGGGCGGCGGCGGACTGCTCGCCCTTGTCGCCTTCACCGCCATCACCGCCGACGTTCGGGTTCTGCGAGCCGTTCATCGCCTCGTGGAAGGCACTGGCGGCAGGCGCAGCGGCGGCAGGCGCAGCGGCAGCGGTCTCCGTCGCGGCGGCGGCCAGGATGCCCTTCGCCTGCTCCGGAGTCAGGTTGGTGTTGAACGCCAGCTCGTTGGCGAGCTTGCTCTTACCCGCGGCCTCCTCGCAGGTCAGGATCGCCTTGGTGCGTGCACGCTCGGCGTTCGCGCCTTCGGTGATGCCTTCGCTACGAGCGGTCTGCACGAGCGCGTCGTTGTTGGCCGGAGCGGCGGCGGTCTGAGCGGCGCCCGGCTGGTTCGCGTTGTCGGACATGGGATCGTTTTCCTCTGGTTGATCGGAGCCGGAAAGCTCGCTGAAGAACGCCGCAACCGCTTGCGACGGCGGTTGGATGGCGTCGATAAGCCCGAGCGCGAGCGCGTCGTCGGCGCGGTAAATCTGCGCCTCGGTATCACGCACGGCCAGGGCATCGAGACCACGGTTGCGGGCAACCGTAGCCACGAATTTCTCACGGGACTTGTCCACGCCTTCCTGCACGTGGGCCTTCACTTCGGCCGGCAGCTTCTCGTAGGGATTGCCGTCGACCTTGTGGGCGCCCGAATAGATGAAGGTCACTTCGATGCCGGCTTCGTCGAGCATCTTCTCGAAGCTGATATGCATCGCGACCACGCCGATGCTGCCGGCGCCGCCCGATGGAGTCAGCACGACCTTCGTGGCGGCGCTGCCGATGGCATACGCCGCGCTGTAGCAGTTGGAATCGATCACGGCCAGGATGGGTTTCTCCTGGCGCGCGGCGTAGATGTCGTCGGACAGCTCGAAGCAGCCCGCGGCCTCGCCGCCGTAGCTGTTCACGTCGAGCACGATCAACTCGACATCCGGGTCCGCCTTCGCCGCATTGAGCTGCGTGCGGATGAAGTTGTAGCCGGTGATGAAGCCCCACGAACTGCCGAAGCGGTTGATGAGCGTGCCATGCACCGGAATGACGGCCACGCCGTTGGCAAACGCGAACGGCTTCTCCACTTCGCCAGGCTCGTAGCCATACGCGCCAAGCAGCTCGACGCGCGCCTCCTCGGCCGCGGCCTTTTCCTTCGCGGTGTCAGCCTTGGCGAAGTTCTGCAGGTCAGCCATCAGGCCGGTGTAGTGCGGAGCGATCAACGCTTCCCGCAGATTCATGCGGTCCATGACCGCGCGAGCCATCTGCATGCTCATTGCTGTTGGTCTCCGTTGTCGCTCGCGTTCTGACCAGCCAGGTTTTGCGTGGTCATGTTGCGGCCCTGGCGTTGCGCATCGAGTGAGAAAGCAAGGCCCTTCGCCTTGATGATTCCTTCCTCACGAGCGCGCTGCTCGAAGACCTCGCGGAAATCGCCGCCGAGCTTCGCGATTTCGGCCTCGTAGGTAGACAGACCAGACTTGATGCGCAGAATGGCGGCCTGCGTTTCTTTCAGCTCGTCGATCTGCCCACTGCTTGCACCGATCCATGAACACTTCGAGTACGCCTCCCGCATCAGTGGTTCGTAGAAGTGATCGCGCTTCTTGCCGGGAGGCAGCGGAACGTTGCCGTTGGCGATTTCTTCCTCCAACACGTTCGTGTAGATGATGCTGGCGAAGCGATCAGCGACGGACTTCTTGCGCGCGGCCATGAAGCGGCGCGTCGTGAGCATGCTGGCGCGAGCGGACGAGTAGCTGACCTGGCTGTAGTCGCGCGACAGTTCTTCGTACGACAGGCCGAGCGCCGCGGCGATGTGCCGCAGCAGCGAAGTCTCGAACGCCGACCCAACACCGCCCGGCGTTCCGGCAGGTTGCATGTTGAGCTTCGTGCCCGGCATGAAGACCGGAATCTTCGCACCGTCGATGGTGACGTTCTTGCCGTTGCCGTAGTAGCTCTGCAAACAGCCCATGTACCAGCCGAGCGCCTGGCCCCACGGGCTGTTTGCCAGGTTATCCGGCACAGGTTGGCCGGCGCCCATCGCTGCCATCACTTCGGCAGGCGGAAGCTCCGATTCGATGGAGGCGAAGTAGCTCGCCGCCACGACCGCGCTCTGCAGCGTGACCTCTTGGAAGTTCTTGGTCATGCGCATCTGCTTCAGCGCGGCCACCATATCGGCGACGCCGCGCGACTGGTCGGGAAGCAACTGCTCGATGATGTGGATGACCTGCTTGCGGCCCCACGGCTTTTCGGCCGGCACGCGGACCCACTTGTACTGCAGGAGATCGGCGTAACCCTCGTACGGATAGCCCTGGCGGAACCAATACGCCAGCGGCTTGCCGCGGATGTCCTTCTCGATGCCGCGGCGCAGATAGCGCGTGTCCATGGTTCCGTCTGGATTGCATAGACGATCAGGCGAAATCATCTGGAACGCGGTGCTGACCGGGCGATTCGCTGCACGCAACCATTCGCTCGTCGCCACCACTTCGCCGGTCATCACGAAGCCGCCCACGGCCAGGCGCACCAGGCCGGTGAGCGTGTTCATCCCTGCCGCATCCAGCCAGCAGGCTTCCGACTCGGCGATCAGGTTGAATCGTGCCTCGACGGTCTGCTGGAACTCGTCAGCCCAACCCTGGTCCGCGCCGATAACACGGATGTCCGGCTGAGCGTTGAGGCGATAGCAGGAGCCGACGATGGAGTCGCGATGCACCGCGACGCCACCCTGCGCATAGCCGTCGTTCTGCACGGTGTCGCGACCGCGCGCGTCCGCCATCTCCTTCAGCGGATTGATGAGGTTGTCGGGCGAGCGCAGCGTGGGAACCCACTGCACCGTCTCGCGCGATGTGCGCTGCGCGCCCTCCAAGCCGCCACCGAACGCTTGCTCCTTGACGGGCGCGATCTCGGTCGACGGCATGGCCTGTTCGGTTGTGATCGTCGGCAGGCTCATCAGAACATGAATCCAAGCGGGCCGGTGGGCGGCGTGATGCCGCTATTCGCTGCGTTGATCTGCGCGATGAGCGACTGGATGTACGCGTAGAGCGACTGGCGGTTGGCGGTCGTGAACTCAACACGTTCGCCGTTTTGATCGACGATGACGCGCGCGGCCTGTCCGGTTAGCAGGTTGTGATACGCGGCGCGCGCTTCGTCGAGTTGCTTCTGGAGCGTAACAACATCCGGTTGAGTCGTCGACGGCATGTTAGGCAAGCTCCTGAGCGAGTTTCGCGAAGTCGATGTCTGGTGTTTGCGGCAGGAATCTAGCAGCACCATCCGGAGCTGTCACTAGGCTGTTCTTGTCCCACTCGGCGCACCAACCAGGCGGACTACCCCAAGTGATGTGCTCGACCTGTAGTAGTTGGGATGCGCACAAGCCGAGGCAGTAATAACTCAAGTCCCATGCTTCGTTGCGTGAGTGCGGCGGATTCTCCCAACCTTTCTCCGTTCGTTTCTCAGAGCAAAGCTCTTGATAGAACCAGTCAGGTAGCCAATCCGGCATTCGATACATTCCTTTGCCCGGAACGTTGCAATCTAGTCGTCCGTTCAACGAGTCTTTAAGCACGTTCGAGTTGAGCATCAAAACCGGAACATCGCCTCGTGCGATAGACAATTTGTCTCGACGATTGGAATCCGGGTAGGTGATTCGAGTTCTTGGTATGCCTGCTTTCGGATCACCTTTGACGAGAATGAATCGACCGGACAGACCTTCCTTACGCAACTTGCGCCAGTAGTCATAAGCCTTTCCGGTAACACCCTCTTTACCGCCAGAATCACAACACGTGAGTTTGATTTGCATCTTGCGTCCCGATCCGTCCGCAAGTGGATACTGCTTTAGAATCACTTCCTTCGTAATCAAGTCCCAATCTTCTTGATAAGTCGAAGGCTTAACCCACAGTCGATCACCGTCATGATCGAATCGTTCCGATTTCTGGATGTTGAATCGATCAACGACTACCGTGTCGTACGGCTCGCCTGGCAGGATGCCGAACACTTGCACGACAAACATGTTCTTCTGCACGTCGATGCACGCGACGAGGAAGCGCACGCCTTCCGGAACCTCGCGCTCCGGCAGCGGTTCGGCACGCGCCTTCAGCACTTCCGGCAGGCGATCTAGCTCGTTGGCCTTGGGTCGGTAGGGTTCGCCCAGGTCGTTGTTGTAGAACTTCTTCAGCGCCTCCTCGCTGCCTGTGCGCTCGAACTCGCGCGAGGCGTCGAGGAAGGTCTGCACGAGCTTGCTCCACGTGACGAATGCAGCGGCCACGCCCTTCAGCCAGAACGACGCGATTTCGTTGCGCGGCTCCTCACCGAACACGCGACCGTGCTCGTCAATGCCCTGTCCATCTTTCAGCCATATCGACCACTGACGCATCTCGTAGCGGTCATCGAAATAGATGCGCTCCGCACAATGCGGGCAGATCATGCGCACGGTTTCCGCGGCCTCGGCGACGTTCTCGTGCTCATCCCATTCGAGCATGTGGAACTCACCCTCGAAGTACCGGCCGCAATGCGGGCACGGCCAGTACAACCGTCGACGGTCGCCGCGGTTGTATAGCGCCAAGATGCCGTCGCACGGCGGCGCCTCGTGCGGGGTTGCTGCGATCCACTGCGGATTCGTGATCGGCCGCGATGGCGACGACTCGGCCAGCGTCATGGCGAAAGAGCGGAAGGTTGTCGTGCGCTTCGACGCGAGATCGAACGGCGAGCCATCACCGTCGATATCGTCAGGCATGCGGTCGTAGTCGGTGAGCGCGATGCGACCCACCGGCTTGCCGGCCAGCTCCGTCACGGACGGCCAGCTCAGCGTGAGCATCATGCCGGACGTGTAATGCTTGTCGAACTTGTTGTCTGCGTCGCGATGACGCAGCACTTCGGCGCCTACCTCTTTGCTGTGCCGATGCAGACGGTCAATACGGCGAATCGAAAAGTCGCGCGCGGCCGAGTTCGTGGGCATGTAGAAGATCATGTCCATCGGGTCGCACTTGATGCTGTACGTTGCCCAATTCAGCAGGAGCGAATCGGTCTTTGACGCCTGCGCCGGGCCGACGAAGATGAGCGCCGTCTTGGTACGAGACGCCAGCTCATTCATCGGCTCGACCATCTCGGGCACCGTGGAGTTGAGCCACGGACCTACATACGAGCCGGGGTTGTTGAGGTAGCGATATTTCGCCGCCGCTTCAGCGACGGTCAGGCGCTCCGGAGGACGAAGCGACTCCGCGACATGCGCGAAGATGTGTCCGAGGGACTTAAAGCTCCTCGTCCGCGGTTTCCGCGGTCGTCCCACTGTCATGTTCTTCTTCTCCGAATTTGCGCACCAGCGCGTCGGCGGCGCCGTTGAGCGTGCTGTCGACCAGGCGCTTCAGAATGTCGCGCTGGCGCTCCGTGAATTGCGTTTCGCGCTCGACCGAATCGCCGAGCAGGAGCAGCGACATGCGGATCACCTTGAACGCTTCGCCCAGGTACTCGATCACGTTCTCGGTGCGCCATAGATGGCCGGCTTGTTCTTCGTATTGCTGCTTCGCGCGCTGGCCCGTCCAGAACTCCTTCAGCAGCGTCGGAGGTAGATCGCGATGGTTCATACGCCGGATCACTTCTTCCGGGTCGTAGATCGGCTCGACGAGATAGCGCGCGGCTTCGGACAGCTTGTAGATCGGATGGCCGCCGCGCACGCCAATGGGCGCAAGCGCTGCGAGCTTCTTGCTCACGGTCTTGTTCGACGAATCGAAGATCGCGCAGAGCTGCGCGATGCTCACACCTTCGTAGATCGCCTGGCGCGTTTCGAGATCGGTGGCGGCGGTCTTACCGGCCATACACGTGCTCCTTGATGAGTCGATCCAGCGCGTCGCTCGATAGCGTGGTGAGCGCCTGGATGTGGTTGCGCGTGTAGCGCTGCAACCGTCGACGGCCGTTACGGATTTGCGCGTAGGTGGAGTAACCGACACCAAGGAGCTTCGCGGCGCGCGTGGCTCCAAGGCCAGTGTGCTTCTCGAATTGGACGAGCACGGGATTCACGGGGAGAGGTCTCAGGCGGGGTGCGCATTGAAGATATGCGGAGCGTGGGGTGGGGTGTCAATGCTCCGCGATGCCACGCGATGCCATCACGTGACGATCCCGACTGTTACCAAATTTGTACCACGCAGAATTAGCGTGATCGAACGAATGGAGAAAATGCCTATGAAAATAGGCTAAAACGAAGTAGGATAATTCGGCCGTGAATTAAGGAGTTTCCCGAACCATGACATAGGCAATAAATAAATCAATGAGTTAAGGTTTTCGATCGTTGTGGAAAATGCCATTCAAAACAACGACTTGGAACGATGCGCGATTTCATGCGCGAACCAGCGTTGTTACCATGTGGCTTATTCCATAGTGTCACTAAGCAGGTTTAGGCAGTACAAAATATGGGTACGATTGTTACACGTGGCGAGTCGTATCGTGCGGTAATTCGGAAAAAAGGATTCGGTACAAAGACCAAAACGTTCTCTAAGCACGCTCTCGCAAAGCAATGGATCAAGGCGACGGAAGAAGCCATCGAGCGCTCCGAGGTCACTAATGAGGAGCTTACGATAGGCGCTCTCTTTAAGCGCTATATAGATGAGGTAATTCCCGCGCGCGATCTTAGCGGGACGACCATTAACCACTACAAGCAATTGCAACGATGGACGGCCGACTTCCGGCTGGCCGACCTGGGCGCCGACAGCCTGATCGCCTGGCGCAAGCGCTACTGCCCGGATATCAGCCCGTCGTCGTTCGAGCGCTACATCACCCGCATATGGGGCGTGCTGCGTGATGCTGAGGCGTTTTGGGACGTGACTGTGCCCTACACGGCCATGCGTAAGGCGCGCACGGTCCTGCGCCGCCTGGGCATCACCGGAGGGGATCATCCAAGGGATCGCCGACCAGAAGACGACGAGCTGGACCGAATCGTCGCTGCCAAGGGCCAGAACGTGCCGCTGGACGACCTGGCCGAATTCGCATCGAAGACGGCCATGCGGCTCGGTGAGATCGTCCGGTTACGCCGGCCTGATCTTGACCGGAAGAAGCGCATGATCCTCATACGGGACCGCAAGCACCCGACGAAGAAGAAGGGCAATCACTGCCTCGTGCCGTTGCTATGGGACTCCATGGAGATTCTGCTGCGTCAACCGGAGAAGCCCGGCGACGACCGCTTCTTTCCATACAAGTCACCACAGGTGAGCCGCGCGTTTATTGACGCCAAGAAGCGAGCCGCTGTTCCGACGCTCAACTTCCACGATTTACGGCATGAGGCTATCTCACGCATGTTTGAAGCTGGATTGCAGATTCAAGAAGTGGCCCTTGTTTCGGGCCACTTGTCATGGAAAAACTTGAAGCGTTATACGAACCTCAAGCCTGGCAGTGTGCATCAGAAGTTGAGGACTCAACGAGAAGTTGATTTAAGGGCGGATAAACCAGAGGCTCGTATCTGACGGAAATATTCGTGATGGACTTCACGGTCTATCGCCCAAATCTTTCCGACCTTGAACGTGGGCACAGGGAATGTGCCCATGTGGATTTTATTTTTTGCCGTCTCGAAGGTGACGCCGTACTGCTGGCAAACGTCCTTCACCGCGACCCATGGCATATCAGTCATTCAACTCTCCAAACGTCTTGAATCGAGGCCACATATCCGAACCGACGATGTACTTCCCGTCATGCAGGGCGGCACTGACCACGTAATCGCCCGACTGTTTGAGTTTGTGTTCGTCGATTAAAGATTTTTTCAAATTCAAAAAATGGAATTTACCCACGCCGACTCGCACGACGCCGATGCATTTCACATCGATATAGTTGCGGGGTATTAAGAACGTAAAGCGACCCTTTGATATCTCTCGCGCCATCGACACATGGATCGCCATCTGAGCGCCGCGCATAATCGCGTAGAGATCGACGTATTCGGCGCGCGGGTCTTCGGGTCTAGGGAAGGCGACGCTACCGCCTTCGAGCATGATTAGGCCGGACACTACGTGAACTGCTCCATCTAGCGCAGCTAAATTCTTCCGCTTTGCAGCACGATCAAATTCAGGCTTTGCGCCAAGAGCTAGCCAGGTCTCCTCTACGTCGAGGTATTCGGCTAGCTCTTTCATCTTCTTGGGGCGAGGCTGCGCTTCTCCGGCAAACCATTTACGTACAGCCTCTTGTGTCACACTTAGGCGATTAGCAATGACTACCTGTCGTCCTTTGCCGTACTCCGGAATCGCAGCCGAATCATCGCACGCCTGTTTCAAGCGCGTAGCGAATGTTGTTTCCACTTTCTATTCTCCCCGCTTAGGTTCGGGAATACCGAACACATGACGAAAGCGTAATGAAAGATTACCGCACAACATTCTACACGCACAACAACTTTTCGTTGTAATTAACTCCGAAACTTTAGACGTAAGCGTTTAATGATTCGGAATAGCAACTCCTGCATGTCTCCTTTATTCCGCAAGCATTCGGATACTTGTTCGTCTATAGAACCGCTGGTTATAAGCATATGAATCACTACTAAAAGTGTTTGTCCTTGTCGAGCGAGCCGTCGATAGAATTGATAAAAAAGCTCGTAGCTCCAAGGAATATCGAAGAAAACAACATGGCGACCACCCCGCTGCAGGTTAAGTCCATGCGCCCCACTTTGCGGGTGTAACAGCAACATCGGGATTTTTCCGTTGTTCCAATCAGGTATTAGCCTTCCTTCTTTATCCATTACTTTCGCATCAGGAAAGGCCGCAAGAATTCGGTCTAAAGACGACTTGTGGTAGTAAGCAACGAGCATGGACTCGCCGCCAATTTCGTCGCGCAACTCCCTCAGCTCGTCGATTTTCTCATCGTGCAGGTGATGAACGATGCGCCGTTTTTGGAACACTCCTTCTTCTTTTTCTTCCAAAACGGTTTCATACAACACACCCGAAGCCATCTGTAGTAGCTTTTGCGAAAGAGCCGCCGCGGTCTCCGCTTCGATCTCGGAGCCGTCCGGCAGCGTGACGACCAGCTCCTCCTCCATCTGCCGATAGAGCGCCATCTGCTCGGCGGCCAGGTGCACGCGCCGCGTCGAGAAGATCGGTTGTTGCAGGTCGAGGTAGTCTTCCTGCTTCATCACCAGGCAGATGTCGGCGATCTTCGCGGTGATCTCCTCCTCCGCGCCCGGCCGCAGCTTCCACTTCATCGTGTACTTGTTCTGCGTGAAGTAGCGTTCGGTGAACTTCGTGAAGTCCTTGCCGAATCGCTCGCCGCCATCGAGCAAGCTGATCTGCCCGAACAGATGCACGTAGCTCTCGGAAGCTGGCGTCGCGGTGAGCTGGTGCATGCGCTTGATGAGCTGCCGCACCTTCCACAGCGCCTTCCAGCGCTTCGTCCGGTGATCCTTCAGGCAGCTCGACTCGTCGATGATTACCGTGTCATAAGGCCAGTCGCGCCCCCAGGCGTCGACAAGGAACTCAACATTATCCTTGCTGACGATGTGAATCGTTGCTGGATTGCGCTCGGTGAGCTTGCGGATGGCGATCTTCGAGGCTTTCTTTCTAGCCGTCTTTACGGCTAATTTGATTTGTTCTTCGGACTTCCCTTCTGCCTTAGCCCAGGCTCGCGCCTCGCGCCCTTCCGCGTTGACGAACTCAACTACGTCCTCGTCTCGGATCAAGGTATAGGTGAGCGGAGCCGCGAAGCTCCACTCGGCGATCTCGTCCGGCCAGGTGACGTTCGCAACGCGTTTCGGCGCGATCACGAGGATGCGGTTGCTCTCGAAGCGAGACACGAGGTTCATCACTGCGTAGAGCGTGATGCCGGTCTTGCCCAAGCCCGTGTCGATGAACAGCGCGGAGAAGGGGTTGGCTTCGAGGAATTTTGCGCCGTCGTTCTGGTAATCGTGCAGGTCGTCAGCGGTGCGGACGACGCGCTCGAACTTCGAGGCCAGGTAGCTACGCAAGAATGCGTTTGGCTTCAGCGAGGTTGTCGACAACATAAACTTCGGCTCCATGGGCGCGCATCTCGCGATGACGCTTCTTCTGCTGCGTGGTGGCCTCTTTGCCGCGGCGCTTGAATTCGATGAACACCACGCGGCCCTTGCGGATGAAGATGCGATCAGGCACACCGCGTTTGCTGGGGGAAACAAACTTCGCCTGCCACCATCCGCGGGACTCGGCGAAGTCCAATGCCGCCTGGCGCTCGACGACGCTCTCGCGGTCTTCCTGCTCGGTATCCCAGCTCACAGGCCCGTCTCCCTGCGGCACTTCGCGCACATGCGATGCCCTGCGGGCGGCGAGGGGTACTCCATCCATGGCTCGCGGCGGCTCGCCGGCTTGGCACCGCACAGCGCCGTGCCGGTGCTGAGGTCGACGAGATGAATGTTCTTGGCGTCCGGAAGACGCGCCAGGGCCGTGCCGGTGCGCCCGTCGCCGATCTCCTCGAAGTCGGCGGCGATGTCGTCGAGGATCGCGTAAGCCTCGCGGATGTACCACTCGTGATCCACGTCGGCCGGAAACTCATCGGGCAACTGCATGCACGGCATGGCGCCGTTCGAGCGCGGCACGCTGTTGCCGTTCGTCGCGTATTCGATGATGCCGCGCTTGTTGGTTGAGTAGTACCAACGCACGACCTTGCCGAGATATTTGCCGTTGAACAGTGCACCGCCGTTGACCTTGCGGATGGTCACGAACTGACGAATGTCGGTGCACTCGTGGATCGTGGTCTCAATCGGAACGCCGTCCTTCAGCAAGGCAACCACGGCATCGGTGCAGATTTCCGTTGACGGATTCTTCTTCAATCCCGCAGCGCCAGGCTGACCGGGGCCGGACTCGGCAAACACGCCCTTCAACTTGACTTTGCCTTCGGCGGTGATCGCGATGTAGTTGTTCACGTCGCGCGAGTGGACCGAGCGATATTCCGTCTCCTCGGTGTTGAGGCCAGTATCCATCTCCCAATCGATGACGATGGCCTCGAACTCGGCGCGGCGAGCGCGCGGAACCTTCGTCACCAGGCCGTCTGTGTTGGCGGAAATGACCTCGAAGCCACGAAGCACCAGGCGCTCGATCAACATCAGCAGCGAGAGTTGTCCGGTGACGGTGACTTGGATCATCAGGTTGATGGCGTAGAGCAGCGAGTACGGGGAACCGAACTTGCCAAAGCTCCCGTTGATAACGATCTTCAGCGTCTCGGCGATGGACTTCAGGCCAGCAGCCTTCGCGGAGATGCGTCGGTCGACGATAGCCTTGTAGACCTTGAGGAACACTTCGCCCAGGTGCGGCGGGAACAACTTCAGGATCAGGATGATCCACGGGTAGTAGCTCGTGACATCTCGGTCGAGCAGCACGTACTCGTCGTCGCTGTACTGGCTGACCGATACTTCGGAGGAATGGAGGCCGCCGATGCCCATGCGATAGACGCCCGTGCCGAGATGGATGGCGGCTTGCGCGAGCGCAGGCGGCATGTCCACGCGGCCATCGCGGCGCACGACGAACGAGGAGCGCATCACGTCGCGCAACGTGCGCTGCATCACTTCCGTCTCGAACTGGATGAACTTAGGCGGCTTGTAGAGAAACGTGCCGGGCCGCACTTCCGGCTTGTAGATGCGCCGGCCGGTGATCTTTTCGATCTCGTGTTTGATGACCGCTTCGGCGATCTGCGCATCGGATTTCGAGCGCAAGTCGATGTTGTATTCGTCGCTCATGCTCTCGCGTAGAGCGATCTGCGGCTGTAGCTCCGTCAACAGGTCGACGGTGCCCTGCAGGTCGTTGCCGAGATAGGAGTACAGCGTGTCGCGCTTCGCCTGGTCGATGTGCTCATCGGGATCGATAGGCAAGTCCTGCATGCGCTTCGTGTGCAGGCGGCCGGCGTAGGCTTTCAAGCTCCCCTGACCAGGGGCGACCTCGATCAAGTCGATGTGATCGATGAAGTCGGGAATGCGAACGCCGTACAGCTCCTCGAACTGCCATGGCTTCAGGTCCGAGAGAATGATCGCGTCGCTGGCGCGCTTCAGCGTTTCGTTGTCGGCGCCGGACATCGCGAGCGCGATCATCGGCATGTCGTAGTTGATGCCGTTGAAGCTGACCACGCGGAACTTGCGCAGGATGCGCGCAATCATCGGGCGGTCGAGTTCTTCGTCGTTCCACTTCTCCAAGATGCGGACGTTGCCGTTCTCGACGTTGCGGAAACCGATTGACCAGTAGTTGCGGTAGCACTCGGTATCGAGCACGGCCAGGGGGCGAGGATCGCTGTATCGGCGTTTCACATCGAGGTCTCCAAATGACGGCCGCCCCGAAGGGCGGCGTCACCGTTGGTCGTGGTTACGACTTTTGGTTGAGTCGGACCTGAGTGCTTACAGGTCGTCGTCGTCCGACGAGCTACCCTCGCCTTCATCGTCCCACACGCCTTCATCGTCGATGCGGCCTTCGCCGAAGGGTTCGTCGTCACGCACGAATTGCACGCCCACCAGGCCGGAATTCACGCGCTTGCCGAAGCCCTTGCCCACCTTCACACCGTCCTGATACCAAGGACGGATGAGAACGTTCACCCAACAACCGCCGTAGATTTTCTCCTCGGCTTCTTCGGGCGTGAGCAGCGAGCCATCACGATCACGCACAGACGGGCGACGGCTTTCGCTGGCGCTGATCGTCCAGTGGCCTTCGTAGCTCTCATTGCCGGAATCATCGCCGTTGCGAAGGAACTTCTTGTCGGCAGCGACCTTGGCGTCGTTGTCGGCGAGCAGCTTGTCCATGACGGACTTCACCAAGTCCTTCGCTTCGACGTGGGTTGACTTCGGCAGCATGGCGACGATGCCGAACTTACCCTTCTCGCCATTCTTGCTGTATGGCTCTCCGGTGTGGGGATACGAGGCCCGCACGTTGTCGATGCGGATCGTGCCATCGCTGTAGAGGATGGCGTTCTTGACCTTCTTCACTACTTCGCGGGCTGTCTTTGCCATGTTTCGGTTCTCCGGGTTATCGGGTTGTCGGGTTTCCGGGTTGCAGGTTTTCCGGCTTTCGTCTTACAGCTCGTCGACGAGATCGAGGTTTTCAAACGACTCGTCGGCGAGTTCCACCAGCTCCTCTCGCTTGTCGGTTAGCGGAACCAGTGTTGGTTTACCTCTCGGCTTGAACACGTAGTCCTCAAGCAGAACAGGCAAATCTTTGCGCCGCACGCGAAGCACTTCGCGGATGACTTCCTCCGCTTGTGCCGGCGAGATCATCTTGCGGCTGTACAGCTTTTCTTCGGGGATGCCGAGTTCGATCAGATGATCGCGTGCGGCTGTCTCATTTTTGAAGACGCGGTTGGTACGCGACTCGACCAGTTTGTGATCGGGGATTTTCTCGCCGGCCAGGGCTTTGTCTTCGAGGTAAGTCTCGATGGCCGCGAACCAGCTCTCCATCATGCCGCGGAACTGCACGATCTTCGCGAGCTGGGCGACGGTCAGGTCGCTCGGATGCAGCGGGTTGAATTCGACATCGCCGGCTTCCAGCTTCGCGACGAACGCGGCCTGCTGGTCAGTGTCGAGCGCCTGGGCGTCGAGGTTGTCGAACGCATCGGCGGTCAAGTCGAACATCAGCTTCGCGTGCGCCGCGCAGGTCACTTTGACCTTGCACCAGCGGCAACCCTTCTCGCTCGCGGTGCGTGGCGCGTTGTGCTGCCAGGCGAGCGCGGCACGCTCCTTCGCGTACTCAGCGAACGCCAGCAATTCCTCACGCGTGATCTCCCACTCGTCGAAGTGATTGAGTCGCGGCTGGGCGATGCGGATGCGAATACGTTGGAAGTCGTACAGCCAGTCCCACATCCGGAAGAAGCCGTAGGCGTAGAGCAACGCCTGCGTGTTGTTGGCGGCGTAGACGATCTCACCCTTGCCGTACTTCAGGTCGGTGATGTTGAGGTACTGATAGCTGCAGGCGGCAAAGTCGGCTGTGCCGCTCTGCCGCGGAATGGGAGTGAGATCGGAGAAGTCGACCCGCGTCTCGACGTAGTGATCGCCGGGTTCCATCTCGCACCAATCAACGTACTCCTGCACGAAGTCGAGCATGTGCACGGTGATCGGGATCGCGAAGATATCGCGCTCGGTCTCGATGTATTCAGTCTTGCCGATGTGCCAGTCGGGGCGGATGCCGGTGCGCAACCACTCCTCGCCTATGGCATGCGCGACGGTGCCCTCTGCCGCGTCCTCGCCGGCATCGTCCGGCGCGAGGATGTTCGGGATCAACGAACCGCTGCACGTCAGCCACATCGCACTGCCGGACGGGCTGAAGATGCTGTGCCCTGTGCCGTCGCGAGCCGACGCCAATGCAGTTAGGTTGATCGGATGTTCGGTCATCAGGGAAGTTAGCGGATCGTGGGAAAAAGAAGGCCGGGATGCCCGGCCTTCTTCGATAGCCCGCAGGCCGAATTACAGGTTGTCGTCTTCGTCACCTTCGCCCGACAGCGCCTTCTCGCACGCGGCGAGAACGGCCTCGAACTTGGCTTCCTTGATGTCCGCCATCTTGGCGACGCCGGCCACGTCCGCGATCAGCTTCTTCGCGGCGTCGGCGCCGTGTGCGTCCTTCACTTTCACCAACGCGGCGTTGACTTCCTCGCGGGTCGGCCCGGACTTCGTGGTCTTCTCGGTCTTGTTGGCCTTGTCGGCCTTGGTGTTGGTCTCGGCCTTGCCACTGGCCGGAGCCGCGCTGCCGGCCGCCTTCAGTGCCGCGGTGTTCTCCTTGATGGCGGCGGTCAGTTCTTCGATTTTCACTTCCAGGGACATGCTCTCGTTCCTCGTCAGTTGGGGTGTCCCGGCCCGTGCCGGTGAGGAAGAAGATAGTGCAACTTTTCCGGGTGTCAACAACTTTTGGTTGAGTTCGGTGTTACATTGGCTATACCTTACTTCCACACCCCGCTCACCTTCAGGAATGACCCATGACCGTTTTGCCGAAGTTCATACTCGACATGCCCGAGGGGGAAGCGCGCGATCTTGCGATCCAACGCTTTGGCATGCGCCTCGCCGCGCTCTATGCCTCCGAGGAAGGCACGCTCGCCGCGCTGGCGAAGGAACTCGGAATTAGCGAGGGGATGATACGGCATCTCACCACGAGCGACCGACGCATCAGCCCGGAGCTGGCGATCTCGACTGAGAAGTTGGTCAGCCGAAACGTCGTGCAGCGCGAACTTCTTCGCCCCGACTACTTCTTGATCGAGGAATAACCATGGCCGATGCACAGGCGTCGAGCTTCCTTGCGAAGCACGGCGCTGCGCTGATCGAGCATGGATACGACATCATTCCGATCAAGCGTGGCACCAAATCTCCCGGCTATGATGGCTGGCAGAACACGCGAGCGGATAGCTCGCAACTCCGTCAATGGCTGGCAAACGGCCATGCGAAGGATGGCGTGGGCATCCTCACGCGAAACACGCCAGGCGTGGATATCGACGTGCGGGACGAAGCCATGGCGAAGGCCATGGAAGACTGGATCGTCAGCAACTACGACTTCGCACCTGTGCGCATCGGTCTCGCACCGAAGCGCTTGCTGCTGTTCCGCACCGACTCGCCGTTCACGAAGGTCAACAGCCGCGTGTTCGTCGACGAGTGGGGCGAGCAGCACAAGGTGGAAATCCTCGGCGACGGCCAGCAGTTCGTCGCACACGCGATCCATCCTGACACCAATCAGCCGTATAGGTGGATAGACGGCCGAAGCCCCGACACGATCTCCGTCGACGATCTTCCGACTATCACGGAAGACCAGGCGTACGAGATCGTCGCCGAGTTCGAGCGCCGCGCCGTCGAGGCTGGCTGGGAGATCAAGAGCAAGTCGCTGAAGCCGGCGAGCGGTGGCGCTCTGCCGCGGCCTGGCCGGCGCGATCACGACGACCCGTTCGCGGCGGACGCCGCCAAGACCGACATCAGCGACGCCCTGCTCCGCGCGAAGCTGCTGCTGGTGCCCGGCGCCGAGGATTACGACACGTGGCTGCAGGTCGGCATGGCGCTGTTCCACCAGTTCGACGGCGGCGATCACGGCTTGGAGCTGTGGCACGAATGGTCCGAGCAAGCCGACAACTACGACGAGAACGCCTTAAACGAGAAATGGCGCACCTTCGATATCTCCAACAAAGGACGCGCGCCGGTCACGGCTAGGTTGATCCTGAAGCTGGCTAAGGAAGGCGAAGACGCTGTAGTAAACGACTCGCTCGAATCAACGAAGAAGCTGATCGACGAGGCAAAGGACGTTGCCGAGATGCGGCGACTCGCTGAGAAGATTCAGAAGATGGAGATGCCGATTGATGTTCGGCAAACCATCATTCCGATCTTTCAGAAGAAATGGAATGAAGTGACTGGCGGCAAACTATCACTGCCGGACGCCAGAAAGCTACTTCGCTATCTAGCTCCGGAAGTGAAGGTTCCGCGCTGGGCACGCAACTTCGTCTTCGTCATGCACGACGACACCTTCTACAATTGGGAGACTGGCGAGTCCTGTACGACGCGAGGGTTCAACGCGGCCAATGATCGTTTTGCGATGACTAAGGCTGACGTGATGGCAGGTAATTCGAGGCCGGAAAAGAGTGCCGCCGATCTGGCGTTGAACCAATACCAGATTCCCATCGTTCGCAACCGCATGTATATGCCGCTCGCTGATCCTGGCGTGTTCGAGATGAACGGATCGACATACGTCAACACGTACAGCGACCGGAATGCGGCCAGGGCGGCGGAAGCTGAAACCGCGGCCGACAAGAGCAATCTCGAAATCGTCAAGAAGCACTTCGAGCATTTGACCGAAGACGAGCGTGAACGCGAAATACTGATCTCCTACTTGTCCTACTGCGTGAAGCATCCTGGCAAGAAGATCAATTGGGCCATCGTGATCCAAGGTTCCGAAGGCGACGGTAAGTCGGTCATCGGTGTGATGATGGCCGCCGTTCTCGGAATCGACAACGTGCGCATGATCGACGCTGCGACTATGGATGGTCAGTTCAACGGGTGGGCTGAAGGCTCGTGCATGACCTTCGTAGAAGAAGTGAAGATGCACGGACACAACCGTTATGACGTGGTTAACCGAGTCAAGCCGCTTATCACGAATCCGGTGATCGACATTCATCGCAAAGGTAAAGACAACTACAACGCGCCGAATACGACGAACTATATCCTGTTCACGAACTTCCGAGATGCGTTGCCGTTGAAGGATGGAGACTCGCGCTACTTCATCATCTTCTCGCGATTCGGTGATGCGAAGTACCTGGCGCAATTCAATGCGGAGAACCCGTTCTACTTCGACCGTCTATTCAAGGCCGTCACTGAGTCGGCCGGCGTTATCAAGCAATGGTTGCTCGACTACGATGCACATGACGAGTTCAGCCCGAAGAAGCGTGCTCCTCAGAGTTTCGGCAAACGCTACATGGTGCAGATGGAGAAGTCCGAAGAAGCGGAACTTCTCGATCAACTACTCGAAGACGGCGACCGGCGCGATATCAGCGAAACGCTGCTCAGCGTAACGGCGCTCGCCGAGGAGTTCTATCAGGCGCACGCCGAGCTACCGGAGAAGCGTGGCCTGGCGAAACTCCTGAACGATGCCGGCTTCACGTCGCTCGGGCAAGTCCGCCTGGGCGGCAAGGACGAGCCGCGGATGCGCTTTTGGTCGAAGACGCCGGAGCGCTTCATCGTCGATGGAAAGCCCCATGCTCCGTCGATCCGCGCCTATCTGCAGGGAGGAGACGACGAGCTATAGCCGACCTGACAATCTGTCTCGAAAGACCGGGGCCGTGTCTCATTAATTGAGGTGCGGCCCTTCTTTTTGCGGCAAGAAAAAGAAATTCTTGCCACCGTGACACTCTGGCGTAATGTCGTCGGCGACACTACCGGCCAGTGTCATCGGCGGATGCCGCTGGCAAGAATTCCGAAAATTTACCGCGTTATCGAGACAGATTTCGGCTATCGAGACACTTTCGAGACACGATTCTGCGATCTAACTTACTGATATCTATATACCCATGTCTCATGTCTCATAATGTCTCATTAAATTTCATATACACATACAAGCAGTTTTTGAAGAAGTAGTAGGGAGAGCTGTAACACGAAAAATTTGCGTAAATGAGGAGAATAGGAAACCGTGTTTTTTATGAGTCAACGAGACACGCCCTACCTGGCCGGAACGCCGCCTGGCAAGAATTCAGAATTTTTTCCACCTACCTCTCCGATATGCGCGAGATGCCGGTGTGCATCGCGGCGTGCACCAGGGAATGTCAAGGCACCTTTACATTTTTCGGCGAAAACGGGCGTCCGCGGCTCAGCGCCCT